CATCGATGCCCTTCCAAACGCTATCCATGCCTTTGGAGGTCCTGATGCCACTGCTGGTTCTGGTGCTTTCATTGATGCTCGTGGTTTATTCCAAGATGCTGGTGCTCTTGATGCTTCCATCCCTGATGGATTCACCGGATACTGGCACGGAGGTGTTAACAACAACGCATACAATGAGACCAACTTTGGAGGCTCTGCTGTCCCATTAAATCCTAATGTTGACAACGCTGCCGCTCTTGCTGCTCTTGGTTTAACTACCTCCGATTTCGGTGGTAAGGGACACAACGAGGGCTCAACTGTATCTGATGCTGGTACCTTCGTATTATCCGAAACCTCATTGGACATGCATTGTTGGGGACAAAACCCAGTTGTTGTTGCCAAATTACAACTTAACGGACAAGATCGTTTCTCCGAGCGTGAAGGTTCATACTTCTCATGGGTACAACCATACCAAGCACACACTCGTTGCCCTGATGAAGGTATTAACGTGTACTCATTTGCTCTTCGCCCAGAAGAACATCAACCAAGTGGCACATGCAACTTCTCAAGAATTGATAACGCTACTCTTCAATTAGTTCTTTCCAACGCAACCGTTGAAGGTACCAGAACCGCAAAGGTTCGTGTCTATGCTACCAACTATAACGTGCTAAGAATTATGAGTGGCATGGGTGGCCTCAATTTTTCGTCTTGACTACGAAAAGAGAGGGCCAAAAAGCAGAATGCTATAGCAAATCGTGCTCTTGCTATAGAAAACCATTTAGGACCACGAAACATTTTACCCAGTCTATCTGCTAGTAGTTTTGGTGAATACCAAATACTGCGACATATCTTGTTGTTCGGGAATCCCCTTAGAGCCTTTTCTACCAAGGAACATTGCGAAAGCGTGTTCTGGCTGAGAGTAATTAACTCAGGTATGGTAATAATGAAAAGGATTGGGCAATCCGCATACTTACTACCTAATGACGATTTGCTAGTCTATGGTAGGGTGTCAGAGACTGAACGGATATGGGTCGACGATGAAGGTTTAAGCAACCAGAGTCGGCTTAAGATACAGTCCTCCCCATTTGGAAACTTATGGGAGTCAGAGCGCTTACAGTAATTAAGGCGTTTAATTGCGTGATGTTATTTATAATAATTGAAACAAAAATGTAAAGTAATTCATATTATACTTGTTACAATATGAATTTAATATAAAAATTGAAAATAAATACAAGTAATAAGAAGTTTATAATATAAAAATATGGAATTGCCTACTGGTGTGAAAAAATACAGCGATGGTCATTTTTCCAAATTAGGAAAGTCCGCAAATATTATGAAAAATCCTATATGGAAAGTAACTGAAAATGAAAAAGAATATTTATTAATGTATTGTGAAAAGGATACTATATGTAAATTATGTTTTGAAAGCTATCAAAAAATATTAGATTATGAAAAAACAATTAATAAAAAAATAACTTGGTATAAGCATCAAAATGGATACATTATCTGTTCGCAAAATATATATATTCATCAAATAATTATGAATTGTTATGGAAATGGTAAAGGAACTAAAAATATTAGTGTTGACCATATAGATCAAGACCCTTTAAATAATACAACCGAAAATCTTCGTATTGCTACTCGAAAAGAACAGGAACAAAATACAAAAGGAATAAAAGAGGGAACTAAAAGAGAAAGAAAACATAGTGCAAAAGAATTACCAAATGGGATTAGACAAGAAATGATGAAAAAATATGTTGTTTACTATCACGAATGGTTAGATAAAGAACATACAAAAAAAAGGGAATTCTTCAAAGTTGAAAAACACCCAAAATTAGATAAACCTTGGACAACAACAAAATCAGAAAAGGTATCTATACAAGAAAAATTAAATCAAGCGAATAAAGTGGTTCAGGATTTAGATAATAATATTTATCCACAAAAAGAAGAATTAAAACTTCCAAAATATGTTTCTTTAGTGAATATGAGGGGTAAAAATCATTTAGTATTTGATAAAAGAACTAATGAAAAAAGATTAAATATAAAAATGGTTTTACCCGAAGAATATGATTTACATGAACAGTTAGAAACTTTATATAACAAAATCAATGATAAATATAGTTATGATTGCACCAGCGAAATCCTATAACCCCAAAAAACTTTTGTCGTAATCTGTTATCATTTTGATGTATATCTGGTAATACTTTAGGTTCGTCGCTGTTTTATCAATATTCAACAACAATTTCAAATAATACATGATTTCATAGTTTTTTCCTTCAAGAATAAGAATAACACCTACCAATTTATGAACAAATTGTCGTATTTCTGGAATACTTTTTTCATGCGCCAGTTTACGAACAATTTCATTATAATCACACCGGATAGTCTCCATAATGTCATTATATAATTCCATATTATTATCACATACTTCTTCAAAAATATATTTATTTATTGAATACATATATTTATTACACATACTATCTTTATTACCAATTTATTTATCTACTAATATTTCCTTGGCGACTGCCCGAATGATTTTATTGTAATTCTTTTGGGCTTTTTCTTTATCAGTTTCACCTAAGCTCTGGTCAATCAACTTAGTATACAAGTCGCTCTTTTTATGATTCGGGTCCTTATATTCCGGATTAGCTTTTGCCCAAAGAGACATTTGCTTGACATTCTTGTGTTCAATCGCCTTGATGGCTTTTATCATTTGCTGTTTATCATCATCTTTATGCCATGTATCGTTGTTCTTAATATGAATGACCTCCCTCTTTAGGTCACTACAATGAATCGGTCGTTTGCTTATATCTAAATTGTTCAATCCCTTGATTAAAATATTACTAATACCACCGCAATACCCAAGTGGTCCAAAATTTTCAAAATCAGTCAATGTTAAAATCAAGGATTCCAAAAAGTCGCTTAAATTCAACGCATCTTTACAAGTCTCATTCAAAAAGACGTTCAAGTTGAATTTGTTATTGTTTTGAGTATTTATAATATTGGTTGTCCCTACCCCCATTTCTAAAATCTTTTTTTGTTGTTCGATAATCAGTTCTTTCAATTCTTTATTTTCTTTAAGTTGTTCTTGGAACAAATTAATTAATACGTCCATTTGGCCATTTGGTTGAATCTCAATCTCATTTATAACCGGAGTAACATCGTTTTTTTCAATATCATTATCGTCATAGTTTTCGTCATTGTTTTCTTCATTGTTTTCTTCGCTTATAACATCATTCGTTTCAGGTATAAAGATACATGTCTTTTTGTGAGTATATAAGCTCTGCCGATGATTATATTTCTTCCCACAATGACATAAATATCGTGTGGTGGGATTTTTGGAAGTATTGTGTAAGTATGCGTCAGTATTTGACATTGGATTATTCATTTTTATTCTTTTTAAATGTTTACTTGTATTTGTATGTCTAACGTAATCTTTTTTACTAGAAGTTATGTATTTGCATAATACACAGTTATATTTGGAAGTATTTTTAAAGTTTATACTAAATATTTTATTATCATATACAGTTGTCGCTATATTTTCATTTATACTTTTTTCTTCTTTTGGTTCTGGTTCTGGTTTTGGGTTTGGTTTTGGTTTTGGTAGTGGTTCAATACTATTCAATGTTGCGTGTAACAACTCAAAATATTCTTGCTCTTTTTTTCGTGCTTCATAATGGTCATTACAATTAAAAAAATTAATAATTTCCATAGACCAATTATTCCAACCACCATTATTTCTAATGACTTGGTACAATTTACAATTATAATTTGGGGTTTTATCATTTATACATGATTGTTTATGAGCGTGTTTTCTTTGAACAAAATTAGTTGTATGACCTACGTATACATCTTTTATATTAGGGTCTTTACATGTAATTTTATAAATAATTGTATTCGAATAATCTATTTCTACCTTTGGCATACTATTTATTTTATAATAATATTTTATTTTTATATTAAAAAAATCTTATATTTTAAAATAATCTTATACTTAAAAAAATCCCCCTAAATACTTCTCCTTAAAAATCTTAAAAATATGCTCACAAAATTATGATGTCGTGGAAAAAATCTACAAAATACAATTGTCAGCTTTATGCTCTAAAATGACCTAAAAAACAGCGTTTTTAACATGAATCCCCCTGATTTTCAAAAATGGACATACCAAAAATGTCCATTTTTACTTTTTCCATTTACTTTTGTTTGAAAATTAGAAATTTTAGAATCTATATTCTTCGAATATTTTGAATAAAAACAAGTAAATTCAAAACTTTTTATTCGAACACCCATTTTCTCTCAAACATGTATATTTTGAAAATAAAAATGTAAAGAAAAGTATAGATATAAATAAATGAAAATAGCATTATGCTTTTTAATTAGTTACAATCACGAGGTGAATAAGGAACATATATGGAGAGAATGGATAGAATACAACAAGGATATAATCAATGTATATTTTCATTACAAAGACATCAATATGGTCAGGTCATCTTGGATAAAAGAACACGCGATACCTAGGGAATACATAGTTGAAACCTCTTATTATCATGTAGTGAATGCTTATTTGTCGACCGCATATTACGCCATATTACATGACAAGGAAAACACCCAATTCTGCTTTTTAACCGAGGCGTGTGTGCCGATTGTGCCACCCGTCAAATTTAAGGAAATCATAGAGAAAAACCACGACAAAAGCATTATGGGGTGGAAACCAGCGTGGTGGAATCTGGAATTACATAAACGCGCCAATTTGCGTGTCTTGGCGCCCGAATTTAGACTCGCGAATGAACCGTGGTTTATTTTGAATAAACAAGACATCAATCATTGCCTACTGTATTCGAAGGTGAATCGCAATATATTTAAATTAATATGTAACGGAGGTTTAGCCAACGAAAGCATTTTTGCCATCATATTGTATTCGATGGGAACACTCAGCGACGTCATTAACGAAATCACACATTGTGTGGATTGGAATAAACGAAGTAGTCCTACGAGTCCATATGTATTTAAGGATGGTACCCTCGAAGATGTAGAATATATTGACAAATTTATCAAAGAAAACAAGTATACCATGTTTTTGAGAAAGATTTCACCAGATTTTCCAGATGAAATTCTTTTTAGATTTTTGTATCAATGAGAGAAACCAAATATTTTATTTGTAATATATATGACTAGTAAAAATATTAAAGAAGGAGATGATTGGACATTAGAGGATGATGATTCTGAAGATGAAAATACAAGTTTAAAAGTGTCCTCTCCAACATCATCTTCGCCAAGATCATCACCAAGAACATCACCAAGAACATCGCCAAGAACAACAACGTCATCTCCATTTCCAGAGTATGATGAATCAAATATAGACATATCGGGTATAAAACCAATACCAAAGAATACAAAAATAGATACAACTGTTAAGAATGATGATAAATATATTTATATTGAAAAAGAACCACAAGAAGAATTATTATTACCAAATGTATTTCTTGTTACTGATGATGTTGAAAGAATGAGAAGACGACAATTAATCGATAACGACCAAAAAACAATACAAGAACATGTAGGTAAACAAAAACCAATAGATAGAAATAAATATTTATCAGATAAGATTGAACAAATATTAAACAATAAACCACGTCTTGATTTCAGTCAATACGTACCTTTATTAATAGATTTAATTGATCAAAAATATAAAATAAGAGAAGATGTGTTGGATAAAATGAAAATTTATGATTCGACAAATATAAACTTTCATGTAATACAAGAAATATTAAATCATTATAATACTAAAAGAGGTGGAAAACGATATACCCGGAAAACAAAAAAATCAAGTAAGAGAACCAAGAAATTTCCAGGAAAATTCCGCAAACATAAAAGGTCGCGTAAATCCAGAAAATCCAAGAAACGTTAATTTAGAAAAAACAATATAAACATGTTTTCATATTGTTTTTATATTATAAAATGTCGCAATTACAGTTGAATGTAAAACTCTTACGCGAAGACGCCCGTGAACCAGTATATGGCTCTGATTATGCCGCCGGTATGGATGTATTTTCAGCCGTTGATGAATCCATCCCTCCCAGAACACGAAAACTGATCGGAACGGGTATTTCCGTTTCATGGAAAGGCTGCGACGCAGAACACTACTATCTTCGTGTTGCTCCACGCTCAGGATTAGCCGCCAAGTCCAGCGTTGATGTCAGCGCAGGGGTTGTCGACTATGATTACCGCGGTGAAGTATTTGTTTTACTTGTAAATAATCACAACGAAAAAACATTTGAAGTAAAAAAAGGCGATAAAATCGCGCAATTAATTATGGAGAAAATAAATCGTCCAATCATAGGAGTCGTCACTGAACATACTGAAACCAAACGCGGTTCTGGCGGTTTCGGGTCAACCGATGTGCCAAAAAACGAAGCATTCGCTCATAATAAATTTTATTGACTAGACAACACCCTTAACACTTCCATCTATTACCACAATCAATACAGGTGACAAATGTAGTCATCGGTTCATCCGCCGAACGGGTCTGCATTTGATAATAGGTACATTTCTTTGAACGACATTTACGACAAGTAAAAGTATCTGTCGCAGCCTCCATGGTGGTCTCATATTTACTCTTGTCGCGTTTTATTTTAGCTTGAATAAGAGGTTCCCATTTCACTGGGTTCATTTCTTGATGAGTCATAAAGGCAATCGTATGCGCTTTCATTTGTCCACTGGTTATTTGCCCCAATAATTCGGGGTTTTTCAAATTGAAATAAATACTACGCAAACGGTCGACATATATTTGAACAAAATAGGGATTGTCCCATTTCTTCACGACTTTACGATTGGTCGCCTCTTTTAAACAATAATTATAAATTCCTTTTTCCAGGTTTTCGGTTTTTTTCTCATTTTGAATAACCGCGTTTATTTTTGAACGAATATTTTTACGAAATACTTCTGGGTTTTCAATTTGTCGCATATTATGTGTCTTTTACTATAACACATAATATGTATTTATATTAAAATCAATTTTATTTTTGTTTTTGTATTTGTATTTTTACATTTTTCTTTTAAGTAGGCGTAATGTTACCTACAGGAAAGAATATTACCGCCTTTTACAATCATATTAAGTTCAAGCCAGAACCCCAAATTAAAAAGAATCACCGCAAATGCATGGATTTTTTGGTCGAAAATCGTTTCCGCAAATAAACCTTCAATCGCGCCACCTAATCCAATAAGGAGTGGTGGAGTTAACGAATGAATTACAGAAAAATAACCAGGAAATACTAGACCACCTAAATCTGTAAATGCATACATATTTAATGACGCAGACAGTATAAATGGTATTAATGTCGCCCAAGCTAATGGAAATGTTGAACCCCCAGCCGTTTGTTTCCATTTAAAAATAAAGGTAGCTTTATAATCTTGATTACCCAAATAACCAATAAAGAATCCAAGTACGGATAAAAATTTTAAGCAACCATAAAAATAACTTGGGCCCAATACAGCATATGAAAATGTCTGTAATCCAATATACTGCATATTGAAAATGAAAAAATATGCGACAATTCTTAGCCATTGATTGTTTTTATCAGAAACAACCACATTTGTATTTTCCGTTTCTCCCCTCAATGGACTATCAAACGGAGCCACTTGCCAACCTTCATACGTATGCATCATAATACCTGGAAGACCACCAAAAAATGCGATTATTGGAGAAAGGAGAAATAAAAGCGTTCTTTGCTCATCATTATCAAAATAATTGGTCCATTTATCACTATTATTGAGTATAGACTGAGCCATTAGAAATGCAGGAATGATTGGAGTCCAATGAACCAGTTCAACCAGATTTAACATAAATGCATTGGCCGTATGCGCCATACCAATATCATATAGAGACTTTTTGGGTGCGGCCTTACTCCAACCCCACGATGGATTAGAAGGAAACCCTATAGAAATCCATTTATTTTCAACATAATAATCATCATTTTTTTTATTATAAGATGCCATTTACTAGTAATAATATTATCATTTTAAATACATTTATTAAATATACTTTTTACACGGTGTAATGCTCTTGTCATTACAAGACATAAGTATACAATTATTTATATATTAAGGAACATTTTTTAATTCTTCGTGCGCTATATTTTCACAATTTTTTGAACATACAAATACCCTTTTCATAATATATACAACATCATCTATTGGTTTATCATATAGATATGCGTCACATATATAACATTTCAAATCCAATGAACGAATCACTTGAAACACCCGTTCCATCATGGGTCTATGTTCAACATTATACTCACTAATAATGTCTTGTATTTCTTTTGGTAATAATATTATTTTTGATGATATAGTTTCCATGTTTGAATGAATTGATTTGTATTTTATTTATAAAAATCAATTTTTTTAATATTACGTTACATCCCTTGAAATAGACAAGGTTCTAAAATAAAAAACCTATAAAATATCATGTAAATCTAATCCTTCTTCTTTTTTGTATTTGTATTTGTGTTTACACTAGTAAATACTGTTGATACACCACCTTCATCACCTCCATCATCACTATAATCATATTCTTCTTCACTCAATTCAGAACCAATATCCTCCAATTCCAATTCCTCATCTACATCATCAGACTCCTCTACATCATCACTTTGTTCCAAATCATCACTATCATCATCATCATCGTCACTTCCATATTCTTCATCTTCATCACTGTCGACTACAAAACCGTCTTTCAAGTATCCGTGTTTCGTTTTTTTCTCAGCGGGTACACCTTCCAGTTCATCTACCTCATTTTCATCTTCAGCACAAGTAACCGCCAAATCCTCAAATCCACCAAATAATTTCTCATAAATTTTGTTCCATAATTCAATAGTTAAATTGGTCAAAGTATATTCTGAATTATCCTTTTTCACATGCGCAACCAAAACACAATTACCGAAAAACAACGTGCTATCCACTGGTGGAGGAAAGTCGTATTTGTTTTCAGTATTTGCCTTACCTTCGGTCTTACCGTAAAGAACAACAACATATTTTTTACCTTCGATTTTAATATTCGACCATTCTGTTTGTTTCACGAAATCTTCTGCCTTTTTGAAACCACATTTCTTGTATAATTCATCTTCTTTGTATTCCTTTATAGTGAGACTTTTTAGACTCCCATTTTTTTCAACAATAATCACTGAAATATTTTGTATTTCCATAGTTACTAATAATATTATAAATGGGTTTAAATAGTTTACATTAATAATATTAAGATTAAATATTTAGGAAATACAAATGAGAATATATGTCAATTCATATAATCCCATTGATATGTTGGAAAAAATAAAAAAAATAGATGCGAATTTTAGCAAATCCACCAAATATATAGAAATTGTTTCCAACGAGGGACTTTATAAAATCGAAAACAACAATTTATTCAAACTACATCCGGTTGATTATCCGGTACAGCTGTTGAAACAATTTTATAAAAATGTAGTATTATTTATAGACAAAAGTTATTTTAAGCCAGAAAATATATATTCGCAAATACCTCCAGAGCACGAGATTCGAGATGTAACTTGTTTTTATTATGAGGTGTGTGACCCCAATTTACTATCCAAGAAAAAAAAGAATGATTATTCTATACAACTAGTAGTTGAGGGAACATATAAGGAAAGCGAAATTAATTTACAAACAAATTCAAACAATGCGAATAATAAGTATTATCGTTATGTTCCACATGATTTTTATTTTTTAGTAAATGATAATTTTGATTTTGATAATTATTTTTGTAAAGAAACACTCAATGAGTTTTTATCCCAGTTATTCTAATATTTACATAGTATAATTATATGTTATTTTGGACAGTTCAAACCATTCTTATATCATTTATTTTAATTTTTTTAGTTCATCATTTAATTACTTATTTCAAACAAATATTGACGGTGCCGAAAACAAAAGATTTAGTAAATTCGCCGATTCAAAAATATAATGACATGTTTAAAATTATAGGAAGCACCGAATCATCGAATTCCAACGTGAATCAAGTAAATCCAAATATAAATATAGAGGATTATTTACCAAAACCGGGTTTCACGCCAGAAGAAATAAAAAATGATGTAAATCAAGAGATGAAGAATGAGCTTAAAAGTTTCTTAAAAAAACAAATGACACACGGGTCATCAAATAGCGCGACGACAACAACGGATATATCGACATTAGATTCCTTTGGTTCGTCCTCCTATTATTCGAATTATTAGTGTTTATCCTCATTTTTTTGGATTATAAAATATATAATCTATTCCTAAATATAATGACACTTTTACAAAGTGTGCTTTTTATGATGCTGTTGAGTTTTTTGATACAATATTATGTAATGAGTGTAATTATGACAAATAGTTTAACAAATATCCGTATGAGTTTAGGAAAAATATATGTTTCCGGAATTATGGCATTATTGATGGGAATTGTAGAAGTCGCAATGAATGATTATTACATGAAAATGATTTCAGTGAAATATTATATTATTTTATTCATTCTTTTGGGAATCATATATTACATGTACAAGACCCAAAAATATATATATGACCGTGATTATTTGAATGAAATGATAGAACATCATTCTATGGCTCTAACAACTTCGGGAGAAATACTGAAAAAGACGAGTGATCCGAAAGTGAAAATATTAGCGTCAAAAATTATTAATACCCAAGAGGAAGAAATCCAATACATGAAGAGTTTATTAGACAAGTAATAATATTATTAATTGATTTAAAGATTTCGTAATAGATATATATATTCACTGTAATGTTAAAAGATTACGAAAAAGAAGAAATCATAAAAAATTTCCCTAATATAGAACTTTCTTATGAAACAATAGGACATAATAAAGTTTACGATTTCATTTTATGTATTCCGGAAGGAAAAAAGGTTTTTGCCTGGTTTACGACATATAAAAAACAAAATGTATGTTTTTTGATGGAAATTAATATGGAAACAAGACAAATTACAAATATCGAATATGCTGTGTGTTGTTTTCATGAGCAGTTGAGTTTTGGTACTATTTTATATGGAACTGTTTTCAAATATGAAAATACCCGTTTCTTTTCAGTCGAAGACGTGTATTATGTCAAGGGTCGTCAAGTACATATGAAAGATTACAGTGAAAAACTGGAATTGTTGAAAGATATTTTTACCAAGGACATCAAACAAGTATCATATTATCAATACCAAATGGTCTTTGGTCTTCCTGTGATTGATACTAATTACCAACATATTTTGAATATAGCGACCATTCTTCCGTATAAAATCAAATATTTACAATTTAGACAAAACAATAAAAATTCGACAATTATGAATTGCGTATATTATAAATCGAATTTAGGAGAAAAACGTTATGGCAATAATAACGCAACTCCTCATCAAAAGAAGGAACACATATTCAATGTGAAACCAGAAATACAAAGTGATATTTATGGTTTGTATGTGTATAATCATGATAGCAAAAAATGTGATTATTATGTTGAGACTGCGTGTATACCAGATTATAAAACGAGTGTTATGATGAATAAATTATTTCGAAAAATCAAAGAAAACGAGAATTTGGATGCTTTAGAAGAAAGTGACGATGAGGAAGAATTCGAAAACCAGGATATTGATAAATATGTCCATTTGGAGAAGGAATACAATATGATATGTGAATATAATTACAAACACAAAAAATGGACACCGTTGCGTTTAGCGCCACGGGGGCAACGCGTAGTGAATAAAAACGATTTAGGTCGTTTATAATTTTAACCAAAACAATAAACAAAAAATAATCGCAAGTTATATATAATGGCAACCATGAATATAAATTCGGCGTTAAGTCCCTTTACATTTAAAGGCATCATTGGGACACCAAATGCGAATATAAATCCTAATTTAGTAAATGTAGATAGTTCGAGTTATTCTGGCGGGTTTGGAAGTACCGAAACATCTAGACAATTTTCTTTAGACAAAAATCCAATCAGTAATGTTGAAGCCGCCGCTGCGTCAAAAATACAATCGGGTGGTGCGCCACGAAGATGTGGAGGAACAAAAAAAAATCTATTCAAATTAAAAATAAAAAATATTGTGAATAAGTATAAGAAGATGAAGTCTAAATTTAGTAGAAAGCTAACATTAAAGAAAATGAAAAGAAGATTTTCAAAAATGTTTGGTATGAAAAAATCGAGACACGCAAGACATTCACGAAAACGCAGCGGAACTCGTAAAATGAAAATGCGTGGTGGTGGATACCATCAATACATGGGAAATGTTCCAAACACCCCAGTATATTCAACTGGTGGTGTTTTACCTCCTAGTTTATTAGGATTAGCAAACCCAGTTCCATTTGAAGTATTAAAAAACACCGGTGCTTGTACGGATAATTACAATCATTTTACCAATAGTGGAAAACAAATATGGTAATTTTCGTAGTTTATTCAATCATTATACTCGTAATCTGAATATATATCTAAAAATATATTCAAATATTCCCACTGTTATATATTTAGAGCATTTACAATATTTACAATTATTATTTATGTAATAGTGTTGGTTGGATTGAAAAATATTTTTATTCGGGTTTTCAGGACAATATTTGTCATTATTTTGATATTCGAATGTATACATAATTTTTTATGATTTGTTTTATATTTATTGGGTAAATTAATTAAATAAATTAATTAAATAACTAAATTAAATCAATTTTATTTTTGAAATAAACTTTTTCTTTTTAGTATATATGACTCCGTTTGAAACATTATTAGTAGTATTTAGCGTATTAATTATTGGTGGAACATCATATGAATTATATAATGAAACTAAATCACATCATATTTCAAAACATAAAACAAATTATCGTAGTTCCAATAAATATCATAACAAAAGAGAAGAGAAATCAAACAATGATTTTTTTGGATTATTTAAAAAATCGCGAAAAAGTAAAGGTAAAAGTAACAAATTATCGGAACGAGCCAGTCGAAAATTAACACCACAAACAAGTAAAAAATTATTCAATATATTTAAAGATACCTTGGAGAATAAAGGAATCAGTCAAAAATTAAGAAGCGAAAAACGTAGAAAACATACAAGCAGTATGACTAGTTCTGAAAGAAGACAATATTATTTGAATAAATTCAAACACAATGTTCACAAGACGAAAAAAAGAAGAAGAAGAGTATATATTTAAACTCTTGAATATGTGCGAAAATACTCAAAGGTGTATAGATAGATAAAGTTTTTACTAAAAAATATTAAAAGCAATGGTTTATTATGTATAAACATAAATATAAATGTTATTTTTATACATATTTATTTTTTCTATGTATTCGGTCTATTGTTTAGAGGCTAAACCTGTGAAATCATGTGTAAATTGTAAAAATTTTTTTCTGGAAAACCCATTGTCAAATCCGGAAAATGGAAAATGTTTATTATTTCCAATAAAAAAAACGGATAAAAAAAGCATAACTACATATACAAATTCAGTGGATTATGAAAAATGTATATTTGTAAGAAATAATGAAGATATGTGTGGTAAACAGGGAAAATATTATGAGCACAAACATGGAAATACAGATGATATGAAAGAGTTTTTGAAAAAGTTGATGAGAAAATTTCCAAGAAATGATGATATGGATTTTTTACAATGTCCAAATTGGACTTGTTAGATTATTTTTGTTCCGTTTTCTTTTTAATTGAAATCAAACATTTTCCTTGTAATAAATCATTTTTTTCATTTATTTCATCATTCGTCGCGGAAACACACCCCCCTCCTTCAAGTTTAGGGTTATATAAAACTTTCCATTTCCCCACGTCAGGATTATAATTCAAATTAGACGAATGAATAATTTTATAGTTTTGTTTTCTATAAAATGTTTTTCTTTTGGACCATTGGTTTTTGAATGGTTGATGCTCGTCAATAATATCCACCACAATAGGTGACCCGTGTTTTTCACGAAGAATACGACCCACGGCTTGTTCTATATCCGTTTTAGGGGTCGCCATAATAAGTGTCGTTAATGTCTTGATATCCAATGCCTCTGCTGCCATAGAATATGTCGCAATAATCACCTTTTTGGACTCGCTTTCTTTTAACGCGGCTTCTTTCATACCACCAACATAATAACCAACCGTCGCAATATTTCGCGCTTCAATCGCGTCATACAAATATTTCAACAGATTTTTATTGTGTGCCAAAATCATGATTTGTTGTTTTATATTTTTTTCACTGCTTTCGCGTATTAAATCTACCAATACAGACAATATAAATTCACTACGATGATTAAAACCACATAATTTCGTAATCATGGTGCTATACTGAACTTGACCGCGGTAATCCGTAACGACTTCTTTGAAATCCTCATCATTAGATACATAATCGATTGCCCGAACCACTACGCTATGTTGTTCATCTCGTTCTCCCTTGTAAACGACTTCGCCCAAGAACATTTTAAATATTTTAGTCGTACCATCTTTGCGATTCATGGTCGCGGATAATCCCAACATATATTTGGTCACGATTTTGAATAGAGCACAGGAAAATACCTCGCTTGATATATGATGGACCTCGTCTATAATCGTCAATCCAAAACTGTCAAACATGGAGCCTGGATAATCCTTCATAGATAGCGACTGTAGCATACCAATGACAATATCTTTGTCTTCAATATCAACAATTTGACCTTGGATTTTTCCTACGCGCGCACTAGGAAGAAACTGACTAATGCGTTCAATCCACTGATTCATGAGGAATTCTTTGTGGACGATTACCAATGTTTTCTTACGTAATATGCTAATAATATTGATAGAAAGTACCGTTTTTCCATATGCACATGGAAGTTCAAGTAAACCACATCCACCGTCTGCCTTACTTACATGTTCAATATATGATTTTACCACGGGTTTTTGATTGTCGCGTAAATCACCCATAAACTGTACGGTAATATCGCATCCAGGAGGTATTTTATTTTTTGTGTGGGGACCAAAATAGGATTCTCCAAAATAACGCGGTACATAAAACTTATTATCGGACTCGCGATATACCGGAAAAGTGTGATGTGCCTGAGCCATAACCGCACCTTGGGTCATGGGTTTTGCGGTTAACTCTCGTTTTAATTCTTCTTGTTGTTCAGGTGTTAATTCGTTTTTCAATAATGTGTAACCTTTTTGACCAAGGTATCCGCGTGGTTTAATGGGAAGAGTCTTTTCAAAAGACTCTGAATCAGCGGTTACAAAATTATTTAGTAAATTTGTGGATTTTGGGGGGTGATGTGAGGTTTTCTTTTTAAAATACATTTTATAGTGTGTATATATTTTTGTATATTGTATTCATTTAGTAAAATATTTTAAAGTCAATTTTTATTTTCATTTATTTTGATTTATTTTGAATTTTGAAATTAATTTTCAAATTATCAAAGAATATAATCTATGAATATGATATATGGAAAGTTTTGATAGCCTATTCAAAAAACAAAATACTGGACAAGTCATTTTATTAATTTTATTCATCATTTATTTACTTGCCGGATACAAGACACCCGAATTATTAGCAAGAGGAATCGACACGATTATTGGAAAAATCGTAGTTGTCGTTATTGCGATTATGTTATTCTGTACATGTAATCCAATTTTAGGTGTATTGGGTTTCATCGTTGCCTATGTATTAATTCGCCGTTCTGAAATGAAAACCGGAACTTATGCGCTTGAAAAATATATGCCAACCGAAGAAAAAAAGGCATCTAATTTAACAGCATTTAATCAATTTCCTTATACTTTAGAACAAGAAATGGTAAGTAAAATGGCTCCTATTGAACACACCGTATATGAACCATCATCTTTTGTCCCATTATTAGACAATACTCATGATGCGTTACCAGTTTAAATATATAAGTGTTTTATTGACACGTATATATTTGTTATTTTTATTATACATTAAACGGTCCAAATCTGTCTGGGTCGAGTTTTATATGAAAAAACATGTGTAAATTATATTCACTATTTGGATTATTATAATCAAATCTTATATGTTGAAATCTATAATTACTATAAAAAATATGAGCCATGTATTGAACTTCTGGACAATACGTATGTCTCATTAAAGCTAAACAACTATCATAATTAAAATAAAATATAAAAAAATTCATGTCATCCCAAATATCATCATGATATATTTTACCATTTTTGTATAATTCGCTCAATTCAAACAAATAATCAATTGTCTCATTTGTTCCTATAAAAAAAGTATCACTCGACCCAAATATTATATTTGGATTATTATAAATTTGATTAATCTCGTTTTCAATCATTAGCGGGTGTTTATTAAAACTTATATTCATATCAAATAATCTACAATACACGTTCAAATCAATATGAATATTATTTTCTGCGATATGGTGATTTTTTAGTTTATTAAGCAAAGATTTACGATATATTAGTCTTGGAATAAACTCATTATCTAACCCTTTATTATGTTTTACATTATTCATAAATTTTTTATGAACTAAATCTTCATCATCGCATATAAGACAATCCTCTATATATTTTATAAATCCAATATGATAATAAAATTGTTTAAAAATACCAATAATTTCATTTTCATTATCTGTTGAATAATTACCTTCCTTTTTTTTATCTGTTAATAAAAATACATATACATTTGTATTACTTGAATTTAAAAAAGAATCCAATATGTGGATATTATTTAATAGATTATTTTTATAACTGCGAAACTCACCATAAATCATTAATGCTACGTTTTTTTTCATAAACGTATTTTTATTTTTCACTAATAAATAATATATTTAATCTTTAATCTTTAATCTTCAATATATAAAATATATAAAATATTATTTATCTATATCAAAATTTTTTATAAAATAATTTTTTAATACATATGCTAATACAAATATACTTACAATAAGTATTATAATTATAAAATATGAAAATCCACTAATACTCAAAACATCATTTATATTCGCATTTTTCTTTTTTATATAATCTTCCAATGGTTCTCCAACGTCTAATTCTTGGCAATCCATCGTTAAATTATTATTTATCATACTAGGTCCTCCAGTATTTACATATAATTTAGATGAAACAATTGCCGGGTTACTTGTAACAGGTATTATTATTTTTGATAATTTGGAATAAGCATCGCCCATTATTCCAATTGCGTCAGAAATCCCGTAGACAATTACATCAGTGGAACCATTGCTATAAGTATAAAATGATTTTTTAGGAACAACATCATTTAATGTAAATGAACCGGTTCCTTTATTTGTATTTTGTCCAGCAGATGGAGCCATTGTAGATACTGCCGTTATAATATTATTTAATATGGACGATGATTCTAGAGTGACACCAGTTGTACTAATAGGTATATAAACCATAAGATTATTACCTCCGTATAAAGGCGTGTGTGTAATACATATTTCTCCACTAGCCGTCGACCCATTATAATAATGTAATGATGGAGCATAAATATTTATACTAGAGACTCTGTATTGAACATTATTATATGTAACACCCGCATTATCATTGTATGTAAGCTGTATATATGTTCCAAAATTTGTCGCGGTAGGATTTAATACAGAACTATAACTAAATGAAAAATCGCATTTTAATTTACATTCTCCTGCTACATTTTGAGATGATATATTCATTGGTTTCATTGTAGAAACAGCAGCTGCGGTTCCTGCTATGGCAGCATTATTTGAATTAATTGGAGTATTATTTGGAGTGTTTGTTGAATGTACTTGACCCGTTGATGATTTGGGGTGATTCATTTTGTGTTTTTGTTTAGCATTATTCTTTTTAGGTGCCATAATTATATATTATATAAATAATGAGATAAATAATTAAATATTCTTTTTTAAATAATATATAATTATGAAATTAACTAAAGGTAAATTAATGAAATTATACGATAAAAAAAAGCAAACAATGAAAAAATACAAAACAACACCTCAAAAACAAACAGAAAAAAACAAATCAATCAAGAACAAAAAAGCTGTGAATTTACATAATACAACATTAAAACGTTTAGAAGTATAATAAAATATGTTTTAATATTTTAAAAGTATTCACAATGAATACACTCTATATCATACCTTATTCCGCTACAGGTATTTCTATTATCGCGCGGTTTATTTTTATGTATTTACTTTATACAAAAAAATCAACAAATATATATTCATTGATTTTTTGTATATTGAATATAATATCGTCTTCATTGTGGCTAAATTACAGTATAATTGTTTCAGATTTACCTATAATTGTTCGCGGGTCAAGCGATTTATTTTTATTCACCATTTCATGTGCTTATATAATGTATAATAGAAATCAAGAATATCGTATTTCAAAATTAGTCTTACCAAGGTAAATATTGTATGGTATTTGTTTCATAAATAGTCACTTTAAATCCTTGATTATAACCCTCGACAAAAACACGGTCCCCGCTATTGAGCTGGTCACAACCATATTCATTTGTACAACTACGACCGTTGTAAATAATCGGTAATTTCACACTATTATTCTGGTCACTCATGGTATAATATTGCCATTTGTCGCGATTTACATATAAAGGTCGTCCCATTAAAGGTAATATTTTATCTTTTTTGCTATTATTATGTAAGGGTGTTAAAATTCCCATTTGTCGATAACTTGTATCAACCGCTCCGGGATTTGTTGAAACATTTATAGGTACAACCCGCATTGGATTTGGAACAAAATAACGTTCATCCGCAAGAGGTGGGATATAAGGGTTCATTAATACATCTGGGGTTTGATTATTATATGGATAATTGGGAATTAAATCGGGCGCAAGGATTCTCTCTCGACGTTCTTTTTTTACATTTACAATCACATTATTTTCTTTCTTAATAACACTAATATAAAGTAAATATCCTAAAATGAATATAAATAATACAAGAAAAAAGAGTGTTACATTTTCAATACATATCACTCCTGGAATACATTTTTTGTTTGGCATATATATTATATATATAATATATGTCAAACACCAGACATTTAATTTCCGTTAACAGGCATTTGTAAATTTTTACTGACATTTGTTAAACTGCTCAAATTTTTCATATCAAAACCTTGTAATAAACCTTTCGCTTGTTCCATTAATGGGCTCATACTTTTCATTGCGTCTGCTAATTGTAGCTGTTGTTGCATTAATTTTTGAGTGTCATCTGTTAATTGCTTAATACCATTTCCTCCTAAAATCTTGTTTAAATCTTCATATGCGTCTTCTACAGTAGAGGCATAATCAATTCTGTTTGGTTTGTTATACATGGATGACATTGGCTCACTTTTTTTATCACTTTTATCCGTGTCATCACTTTTACCCTTGGCATCACTCGATTTATCAGTGTCATTTTTTTGTTTTATTAAATTTTTTAATTTTTCATTCTTTTCTTTGAACGCGGTTTTATCGGCTTCGGTTGATAATCCCCCTTCAATCATTGAATCAATTTCTGCCTGGAGTTCTTTTATTTGTTCATCGATACTCTTACTTGCGTTTTCAAAACTTTCCTTTACGGTTTTTCCAACCATGAGTACACTGGTTAATACTAGAGGAACGGTTAAAATAAGAATCATATTTTTGCTAAAAAAGGTTGTTAAAAACCCGACTAAAACAAAGAATATAATAGAATTGAAATTTCCGGTAATCATATATCCAAAAAGATTGATTATTGCTAAAATAAAAACAAAATATAAAACATATTTGTTTTCAAGCATTTTTGATAAATTTTTCTTATCCATAAATTTTGGTAATTTTGGGAATTTCATGATTATATATATTACAATTAAAAAAAATTGATAAATATTAATAATTTAAGGTATAATTCATATTTCACACATGTATTTATATATTTCGTCATAAATGAACAAAAATTATTTATTAATATGCGAGCTATTCCATCCGGATTTACACGGGTATGACGCAAATGAAAGTGACCCAAATGTTCAAGGGCATTATCTAATCATTCATATAGATGACAATAGTGACGAGGAAAGCGAATACTACAGTGATAGTGATAGTGAGGATGATTATTTTATATTAAACCAAGTAATGATAGATATTTATAGAAAAAAATACAAATATTTAACAAACACTTATAAAAATAATAATTTAGAAATAATACACCCAACGATTCGAAATTATTTTAATATTATTTCGGCAGAAAATTACATAATACCTCAAATTGGATATAAAATATATTTATCGGGAAATGAATGTGTTGCCATATTGAAAACCTTTTGGTTGAGAATTGTACAAAGGTGTTGGAAAAGGGTTTATAAAATGCGAAAAGAAATGACGAAACAAAATAATATATTGAAAATTCTGCGATTTAGAGAAACATCAACGAATTATCATATACATGTTCCTAGCATAGACGGAATGTTTTGGTCGGCGTAATATTATCACACTAGACAAAGATTATCTTACGATTTATATATACATTTCTTATTTTTGAATTTTTATTTTTGATTTTTTATACGAGCGTTATAAATAATAAATTTATTTATTTATTAATTATATTATTCAAAATAATGATGAAACAAATGTTTGTATTCATCATTTTCATAGTATTGTTATATATTATTTATAATATCATAATTAAACAATATTTTAGAAAAAATAATAATGTTATTTCATACAATATATTATTATATTACATACAAAATGTTAGCAAGAATAATTATTTCATGAATTATGGATTATGGGATAATAATGTAAATAATTTATTTGATGCAAATAAAAATTTAGTGAATATTGTTTTTAACAAAAGTGAATTAATAAATCAAAAAAATTTGAATATTTTGGATGTAGGTTGTGGTTATGGAGAACAAGACATGGAATGGGTAAAACATTTGGATAAATCATGTAAAATAACGGCAATAGATATTTCAGAGGAACAAATATATAATGCTATGAAAAAAAATAGTAATGTTAATTTTGAGATTTGTGATTCTAGCTATATTGATTTAAAATACAAAAATAATTTATTTGATAGAATTATTTCAGTAGAATCCGCGTTTCATTATCCAGAACGAAAACAATTTTTTAAGAATGTAAATAAATTATTAAACGATAATGGTAAATTTGTGATAACGGATATAATGTTAAATAATTCATCTAATGATAGTGTAATAAGTAAAATATTTATATATATATTTTCTGATTTCTTATGTATACCAAAACAAAACTTAATAACAGAAGATGAATGGAATAAACAAATATCAGATGAATTAATTATTGAAGAAAATATAAATATCACAGAAGAGACATTCAAACCATATTATGCACATTTTATGACGAATTATATTAAAAATAATAATTTGCCAGATTGGCTTGGAAATAATTTAAGTTTATTTTTTTGTTCAAACCAACCATTTACATATAAAATAGCGGTGTGTTCAAAAAAAAAGGATTGTACTTCACTTAATAACTCGATGTAGTTGTAAGTCGAGAAGTACTTGTTGTATATCTATTCTTCTTTCCACGACGCGAGTAAGAAGAAGAACGTTTTTTATGTTTTTGTCGTCGGTGTGTTTTTGGTTTGTAATCGGCAATATATCCCCCTTTCATAATCATCCCCTTTTTCACGCCTCTTTTTATTTTTTTTGTAGAATATTTTCGACGAGTTCTTCTTCTACGACCACCCTTCGATGAATTTCCTTGTTGTGAATGAAAAGCGTTAATTTTATCAAGTATTTCTCTAATTTTATTAAGTATTTTTTGATATAACTCGCTAATATTTGTGTCAGCTACACTGTTTTTAATTCCTTCAACTAAGATATTTATATCATTTAAATCATTTTTTAATTTTTCTATATCTTTCATTGCTGTATTACGTTGTTGAGTAATTTGCTCTTTTTCTCTATCTATCTGTTCTTTTTCTGCAGTAATACTTGCTATTTTTTCTTCTAGTTTTACTATTTGTTCGTTCAATTGAGCATCTCCTTGGGCCTTATCTGTATTTGAATTTGCTTTTAATGTTTCTAATTCACTTTCTAAAAGAGAAATTCTTTCTTGAAGTTTAGCTTCTATATTTCGTAATTCATCAATTTTCTTATTACCAGAATCAACCTGGTTTATTTGAATAGATAAATTTTGCTTTGATTGTTCACAAAATTGTAATAATGTATCAACTGCTGTTATTAATTCTTCTACACTAGAATTAATATCCACTAAAAATTTGTTATTACTACCTAGAGTATTTTTAATTATCTCCAAATTTTTTATTATATTCTGTTTTATATCTGTCATATATAATAACAAAATATTATTTTTATTATTATATAAATCAAGTTTGAATAATTTCTTCTAAACTTTTTCGAATATTTTTGATTTCGCCCAGTATTCTTTTTTGTTCTTGATTTGTCTCAACTATACCTTGGTCTGTTAACTTTGTATTTACCATGATGTCTTGAATGTAATCATTCAAATAATTCAATGTTTTCATTTGGTCTTCCTTTTGTTTTATAATAAAATCGTAATATTTTTGATAATCATTATTGACACCAGTTAAAAAACGATTATCCCCAGAAATTTTTTTTAAATATTTTCTTTTTTCCAACAATAATTTTTTCTTGGAACTAATTTCTTCTTCTATTTTTGATAAATACTTGTCTCTTTCTGCTAAATTGAGAAAAGATGATTGATTCTGGTTGTTCAATAAAGTTGGTTCTAATTCTTTTTCTAAATTTTGTTCTTGTGACAAATGACTCAATTTTGATTGAATTTCGTCATCAATGATTGATAAATATTTATTTCTATCTTCTAAAGTCATTTTAACATTCACCATTTTTTACTTATATTACATAAATGTAAAAAAAATTGAAAAGTTATTTATTATTAATAATTTATTATAAAATCAAACATCATTCCGTATAAAATGAGTCATTCCGCAAATATGAATTACCTAGGGAACAATTTACCAGCAAACAATTATCCAGTAAATATTAACGATAATGCATATAAATCATGTTCAAATGATGAATATGATGCGATGGAATCAAACCTTCCTTATATATCTAAAAATAGAAGTTATTCTCCTAAATCAAAATTATATCACAGCGTAAATAATTGGGATATACTTGCGTTTATGGTAGTTACCACATTATTGGTTCTATTATTGTTTACAACTAGACAAATAAATAATCAAAAGAATAATATTCCTATTCCATTAAACAATCTGGATAATATTCCGGCAAGTATATATCAAAATTACAATCAAGAATTAACTGATACTGATTTTTATATACATCCAGAATTACACAATAATCGTAATCTACACGAATATCACACAAATGATTTAATGAGTCATTTACATCACTTTGATGAGTTAAATGAAGACGCAAATTATTATTCAGAATACTACAGGGTACGATTACAAGAATTATGTGATTTATCGCTCAAAAAAGCAACCAACAAACAAGGAAAATAAAAAATAAAATAAAAATATATGAAAAAAATTATTGCGGTCGAATCAAGCGTACTGTCATGTTCACAAAATGGACATTTGAAAAATTTTTTTCTATCATATATTTGAGATATTTTTCCGCTACGATTCGTCCCTTTGTCTCTCGATAAGATTTCAAACCGTCTAACCTGAACGCATATAATTTACAATCTTCAAAACGCATCAATGCGAACTTGTCGTTATATCCTTCAAAATGTCGATAACTTTCATTCGTCAAGGCGATTTCACCAGATTTCACCAAGTCAAACCATTCAAGTAAAAAAGGTGTGTATATATCCACGTCTGGTCTGATGTATAATACAAAATCGTATTTTTTTTGAGAATCAATACACATTTGCGTGACTCTTTTTTGACTTTCTAAAGCACAAATCATGTTGCGTATTAATTCCGGGCGCCACTCATAATCAGGATGGTCGCCATAGGTGTCATATAATTCTTTTTTAAAATAGTCTGAAAAATTAACTTTATTCAAAAAATCATCTTGATTATCGAATTCATAATGTGTAGGATTTAATAATTTGTACTCAGTATAATCATTGGAAATATTTCTAGTGTTATTCCAATCAACACCCCATATCATATTTTTCGATGTTTTCCAAGTATGAATATAGACATCATAATCAATTTGATTATTTTTGAATATATTAAAAATTTGATTTTTATGTGCGTGATGAACAAGCCTGGTTGACCGTGTCATACCCCAATAACAAATAGCAACTCTAACCATTGTATTGATTTGTATAATTATAATGAAAATCTTTTTATTTTAAAAACAACAATATATATTTTTATTAAAATATAAAATCTTGCCTATATATTATTTAGGATGTCAAAGGCTATTCAAGAACCGTTACTATCGCCAGACGATAACCGCTTTGTAATGTTTCCAATACAACACCAAGATATATGGGAAATGTATAAAAAACAAGTAGATTGTTTTTGGCGAGCTGAAGAAATCGATTTATCAAAAGATTTAACTCATTGGGAGACCTTAAGTGATGACGAAAAGCATTTTGTATCTATGATATTGGCGTTTTTTGCGGCGAGTGATGGTATTGTTTTGGAGAATCTGGCGGTACGTTTTATGTCAGACGTTCAATTGTCAGAGGCAAGAGCGTTTTATGGATTTCAAATCGCAATGGAAAATATACATTCCCAGACCTATAGTTTATTGATAGAAACCTATATAAAAAATGAAGAAGAAAAGATGCGTTTATTTCGCGCAATAGATAATTTCCCTTGTATAAAAAAGAAGTCTGACTGGGCACAAAAATGGATAAAGGATAATCGCAGTAATTTCGCTACCCGCCTTGTGGCTTTTGCCTGCGTAGAAGGAATCTTTTTTTCAGGCGCGTTTTGTAGTATATACTGGTTGAAAAAACGGGGGTTAATGCCTGGATTGACATTTTCAAATGAATTAATATCGCGCGATGAGGCATTACACTGTGAATTTGCTATTTTGTTGTATAGTAAATTATTAAAAAAGATGAGCAAGGCAAGGATTCATGAATTGGTGAAGGATGCAGTTGAGATTGAAACCGAATTTATTTGTGAAGCGTTACCATGTCGTTTAATTGGAATGAATTCAAAAATGATGACACAATATATACAATTTGTTGCCGACCGTTTGTGTCTTCAATTGGGATACGACAAGATATATGATGTGGTGAACCCATTTGATTTCATGGAGTTGATTAGTCTTGAGGCGAAGTCGAATTTTTTTGAGAAACGTGTGGATTCGTATGCTTTAGCAGATAAGACCGTATCGGAAGAGACATTTAATTTCACAGAAGATTTTTAGGTATTTAATAAAATGTAATAAGAGTATAAATATTATTACATATTATATATACATATACACGAATCATTATGATTACTTGTAATTTAAAAGGAGGATTGGGGAATCAGTTGTTTGAAATATTTACAACCATTGCGTATGCGTTATCAAATAAGGATGTATTTTTTTTCAAAAATGTTGATTCATTGAATGGTATAACCAAAAGGTATACCTATTGGAATACTTTTTTTATATCTATTAAAACATTTCTTAGTAATAAAGTCATCATGATGGATATTGTGAGAGAAAAATCGTTCAACTATGAAAAATTGCCAGATAAAACCAGTATGGTTCAAAATGTGATTTTGGACGGTTATTTTCAAAGCCCTTATTATTTTGAGGAACATTTCGAAAAAATTTATAATTTATTGCGTATTAACGATTTAAAAAAAAAGGTTACACAAAAATATAATTATAATTACAAGGATTTTATTAGTCTTCATTTCAGGCTCGGTGATTACAAGGATTTACAAGACAGACACCCGATTATGCCTTATGAATATTACAAAAATAGCATCCAAATATTATTGAATAAAATAAAACCAACTAAAGTGGTTAAAATTTTATATTTTTGTGAACAAAATGATAATGATGATGTAAATAAAACAGTCGCATTATTAAGTAATCAATTTAGCAATTGTGCTTTTATAAAGGCAAACGACCAAATTCCAGATTGGGAACAATTGTTAATGATGAGTTGTTGTGGACATAATATCATAGCAAATAGCACATTTAGTTGGTGGGCAGCGTATTTGAATTACAACCCTTCAAAAATAGTTTGTTACCCGGAAAAATGGTTTGGACCCAAAGCGCCACATGATACGAGTGATTTATTCCCCGAATTATGGATAAAAGTTCCATGTGTTTAATAGGAGGACTCGGGATACCAGAGTTTTCTCTCTTTGACCCTAATTTTCAAAACCCATAATGGTTAAAATTATATAATAAAAAATATTATTATACAATTTACTAGGTATAAAAGGTTTTATTTTTTGCGTTCTGCGATTTTTTTAATTAAAAAACGTTTATCCAAATCTGTCATGAGTCTCTTGTAATTTACGATGCGTTTTTCAATATCACTGTAATCTGTTTTTTGAACGACTGTTAAAGGTATAATTAAATACCAACGGTCACTTTGTTGTAAATAAAACCAGTTTTTATCAATAGCATAGATAAGATGTTTTTGTGGTTCTCGCATTAGAAATTGAATACCTAATTTGAAATTATCAATCAACTTGTCATAATAATGTTGTTTGACAATATAACCCGTAGTTGTTTGGCATTGTGATACTTTTACACAAGTTTCATCAATTTCTTCAAAAGGTGGCATATTATTTCCAGCCAATAATACAACATCCCAATCGTCTTGGTGTTTTTTTAAAAACTCATTCAGTAATACTTTAAATAATATCGGGTCTAAGAATTGGATATCGTCCTCACAAACCAATACATGTGGCCATTTTTGTTCTTTAGCGTGTTGAATACATCTCAAATGACTCATACTGCATCCAAGAGCACCATTTTCTAATTTTATCGCATTAAAACGCGTCGCAGGAAATCCTATTTTTTTAAGTTCTTTTTCCACGTGTTCTCTACGGTCAGCGCGTTTTTCTAAATTAATGTACAACACATGTTGAATATCTTCGATACATGATAGTTTGGTTGTCATTTCGGGGTGCGTCGAATACATACAATTGAGAATAAGTATTTAAGCGGATTTTTTCCATATATAAATAAATTCCTTGTATTTTGTATTTCTGGTAGATTTCTTGAGTTCATTTTTTTCATGACATATTCCCAAAAGAGGAACCAGCGATTTTTCATAAATACTCGCATTAATATTGATAGCATAAATTCCTCCTGGCGAGAGACTGTCCCAGGTATTTTGGAATACGATTTTGTAAAATTCCAACCATTCATCGTTAGTCTTTTTTTTTCCGTTCTGGTAAATCTCAATATTCTCATAGGGAGGCGATGTAAAAACCATATCATACTTAAATTTTGTATAATTTACCTCTTTTGAATCTTGATACATGAGAGAAACAGAGGACACTGTTTTACTTTGAAAATCGTTTAATAATTTGTCATATCCCGACTTTAGGTCGACGTTCAAATCAATTCCAGTATAATTCACCCCGAGCAACATTGCGGCAACCAGTCTCCCACCGAATCCACAAAAAGGGTCCAAAATATGTGATGGGTTGTATTTTTGGTAGAATTCAAGAGCATTGGTTATTTTAAACGCATTACATCTACCGAAACAAAGACCATAAATATAATAATATTTTTTGATTTCTTCGCCGACATAACGGTTTTTCTCTTCACAAAAAGTCAACAATGTTTGAATATATTTTTTACTCTTGTAATATTCAATGTTTTCTAAAAAATCGAAAAAGTTGATGCCCTTATTTCCAATGGTCTCGAGTCTATGCGAGAAAAAATAGTAATCCAGAAAATCGCAACCGAGTTTGCTACGACCATTTAATTCTTGTATTTGCTGTGACTCTACTATCTTTCGCATATTGTTCCATTCAGTAACAACCTTGTTGTATGAAATATTTTTAATTTGTAAACATATTTCATCTTTCTTTTTACTTTTCAACATATACTATAAAGAGAGAAAGAGAGAAACCCAGTTTTACCGAATCAAGTCAAGTCAAAACAACTTAAAATATAAGTTTTATCTTCTTCTACTACTAACAGCACTTGTGCTTCTAACTCCACCAAAAGGAATATTTACACTTGCTACAGACCTCGGTTTTGGATAATGATTCCTTGCATATTCCTTAGAAAAATAATATTTTGCCGATATTGGTTGTGGTTGTCCTTGTGGTGAAGGAGTCGGTATATACTTTCTCTCTATCTCTCTCATTTCATTTTCTTTTTTTTCTAAAACAGTTGGATAATATGGAATATTTTTCCAATCTTCTGTACCCACAACACTTTTCTCTGATTTCTTGGCATTCGCCGTTGGGTACATGATATTTCTTACAGGTTCTCTCAAATCGTAATCATGGTATACATCAGCATTCGCATCTACAAGTGTTGTAAAATGAGTAACATTCACTATCTTGATACGAGGATTTTCAACAATATATACATTATCATTTGGATTTAACGAATTGTCATCAATCGTATAAGAAAGATTTTTAATGGAACGAATTCCATCTACCCCGTTATCATTCTTCATTCGAAAAGGGTCTTTTCGTGAAACCATGCGTGATACCCCATCAAACAATTGGAGAATTTCAGGACTACCTATAGTATAAAATTGTGACCTGTCAATTTGTATTTTCATAAAAGATGACCTTTTTTCAAGACATGCGTCTTCCATACCCCAACCCCAATAATTTGGGTAACCATTTATTCTTTCAAAATCGCCTCCACGAATAACTACGATTCCACCTAAAGCGGTCGTAAATCCGTAATAATGTTTAATAACACCAGGCGTTGTTTCATAATCAAACAATTTATGAAATGGCAATGTATCTACGTCATTGAAAATAAAATTAATATTCTTGTAATCATTTGGATACTTTTCTTTCATTGCTAAAAATCCAATGTTTTTCGTGGCGCCACGATTGAAATTACGATTATCGCATTGATGAACAAAATATATTTCATAATCATCAGCATCACCCAATATAAATGTCATTTGATTACTGAAAAAAAACTTTTGTTCACGGCGATTTCTATAAGGAACAATAAAAATTTTTTTTGGTATAGATATAATATTTGATGATGCCATATAGAACAATCAAATATTAAAGATGTGTATAATAAAAATAAAGTAAAAACGCATTGACAAACACAATTACCTGACATTTTTCTAATGTCTTTTTCTGGTCCTTCTTAATTTTCCTCCGTAACTCGTTGGCACCACTTGATTACTTCTAACTGGAGTTCCTTCAACATCTTCCATTGGTGGAGTAAATGTCACATTTTGCTCACCACTTTTATCACCAAATAATCTTTTTTGTATATTTCCAAAAAAATCACTAATGCCACCACCAAGTTGTTTCATTTTTCTTACATTTCTTCTTCTTTTCATGGTTCTTCTTTTCATGGTTCTTCTTTTTGCCATTCTATATACTATCCAAATATAAAATTCCTAAAATTATAAATGTCGCATTAATTCAAAAGTACCCCCTTGTAAAGTTGGTTCTATTTTAAATGTATCACAAACTAATATTTTGTCTAATGATGTTAAACGAGTAAACATTCGGTCTCTGTAAATAGTTTCAGCATGATGATGCCACATGCCATCACTACATTTGAAATGGTCTGGTCTAAATATTTCATCAAATTTATTTTTATGAGCACCTACAATCTCACATTTACAGTTTCCTCTTTCTTCTTTAAATAATTCCGGGTCATTCACTCCATCATTTTGTCTTAATGCTTCATAATCATCTAAATTTTTATCTGATAAAAATGATTCTAATTGTGGCACAAAATATCTACAAGTAATTTTTATGAAAAAATCACAGGTTTTTGCCAATAATGATTGTTGACGGGCATAATGAATCGCAAACATTTCACTTGTTCCTTTACTTGTATATAAATAATCATCGGGTAATCGTACTGCTTGTGCTCCAATTTCATCAAATACCTCATCACTTAATTCATCTTCTTTAAATAAAATCATTTCAAAGCGGTCCTTGTATTTTTCTGCGTATTCTCCTAATTCTGGAAATTTATAACCCGAATTTTCTACTAAAACAATTTTAAAATTTGTATTTTCTAACCACTGTTTAATAGATTTTAAATATGTTTCTAATCGATTGGTTGGTTCAGTGTTACATAAATGATTTTTTTTAGGATTCACATATATTGTCGAAGTCAAGATAATACAAATGGTATCTAAAGAATTTTTTTTTTCAACAAATTCCATTGATTCTAATATTATAATTAAAAAATAAATTTTTAAATATTTTTTAACTAATACATTTTATTTAATAAGCACACCCGTATTTTTTAAGAATCACTGCCGGAACTAAATCTTCTTTCATCTTTTCTATTTTCTTGAAACATTTATTAATAGTTACCTCACTTATTTCGCTAGTATTTTTAATATCCTTTTTACTGATATTCAAATTACATAATTGTGCTATAAAATAAACAACACCCGCAGCAATTGAATGTGGTGTATTTTCAGGCATTAATCCTTTTTTTTCAATTTTCATGGAAATAAATTGGCATAACTTGGTCAATTCATTATTAATGCTTAATTTGCTACAATATCTTTCAATAAAAGCCTCTGGTTTCGTTTTACAAAATGAGGTCTTTTCAGAATGTTCCATATCTTTTTCAAGGTTATTAATAATTAACTGGGCATTTTTACAACCTTTTGTAGCACTAGTAACATCTAAATTAAATATAGTCGCGATTTCTTTCGCTGTTCGTGGATAATTGTTAATACGACATGAAATATAAATAGATGCTGCTAATATTCCGTCTCGATTGTCACCACGAAATGTCAATTCGTATTCTGATATTTTTTTGTGATAGCGAATCGCATCATCAATAATCAATTTTGGAATTCCACCATTTTGCGCCATGATGGTAATACGCTGGAATTCTTCATACTGGGATTTTTCCTTGTATGGCATAGATTGCCATTCAGTGTATCGACGTATTTTTCGCATTTCATAACTGGTGGAACCATAACATAAAACTTTACAACCAAAAGATGATTCTTGTAACAATGGATTGATGGGCATACCACATCTGGTGGGGTCAGAGTTTTGATTATCATCCGCTCCATAATATCTCCATTCTGCTGAATGGTCAACAATATCTTTGTAAATAATTCCACAACGATTATTTGTACATGTTAAGAAACCTTCATCTGAAAATGCTAATATAGATTCACACCGGTCACAGTTTTCGCGATTACCGGAATCACGAAACATACATTCAAGTGGAGTATTGTTTTTGTTTATTTCGCAATCAAATACATTCCATAGTTCTTTTTTGTTCACAGTTATATTGTCTCTTTTTTTAATACTTTTATCTTTACTCATATTTTTATTTTGATAAGAAAAGATAATTTTAATTCAATTTTAATTTATAATTTTTATATATTTATCATATATGGGTAATCAAAATTCTAATTTAAAAGGAGGAACAAATAGTAGTAATGATAAAAATACCAAGGTTTTATTAGAAGATGAATTTGACTATATTGCTACACATTATATTTTAACCATGAATTTTCAAAGTTTAAGAAATCTTTACAAACAAAAATATTGCGACGATTTAATTATATTGACATCTGATATTATAAATAAATATTTCAAGGATTTACAAGTGAATAAAATGGTTGACCGGGTGGAAAACGGAGTCGCGGAAAACGGAGTCACGGAAAACGGAGTCACGGAAAACGGAGTCGCGGAAAACGGAGTCGAACCAGAACAAGAAGAAGAAAAAATAGTTTTTATAAACAAAAATGATATAAATAATGTAATTAAACTTTCCAATGAAGACGATAAAATGGAAAAATGTAATCAAATATCCAGGTTTTACATAAAAATAGCTCAAATATTTTCAGCAATAGTTACCACAATCAATCCTGAATATATTCATACGGATAGTTCAGGGACAATAACTAAATATAAATTAAGTCAAAAACATAATATTCCTAAAACAGGACACGTTGAAATTTTCAAAACAAATTTATGTGGGGAGCGTATTGATATTTTAAAGAATGAATTATTTTTGAATATAATGTCACCTAACGAAAACCCTCTTGTGAATCCTAATCCAGAAAAACTATGTTTTTTTAATCAAGGTAAATCTCTTGAAGATGAGCCAGGAATTCCTGAATTACTCGATTTATATTATGATTCAGGGTTTGATGTTGAAACGGGTCAATTTACAAGCATGAACCCAAATACAATAACCCAATTCAAAAAAGATTTAAATAAATTTTATACAGAATACACCGGTAATTTAACTGTTCCAGAAAATATCAAAAAATTCAGTGATATACCTTTGCGAGATTATAGTAAAAAGAAATATTGTAAACCAAATACGTTATCTTCCTATGAGATTTCAGTAGATGATGATTTATTTCAAGCATATGCTAAAAATCTTAAGAGCATGATAATCTCGGTGAATGAAAAAAACAATGAATTAATCGAGATTTTAAATAAAATTTTTGTTTTTATTGGGGATAATGAGGATAAACGTGTTACAATCAATCCAGAACTAAATGAGGATTCGTTACAAAATATATTAATAGAAACTAGAGATTGTATTCATAACTTGTACATGACTTGCGAAAAAGATTTTGTAGAAGGAATACAAATATACGAGGCGATTGTTGAAAAAAGAATCTTTGAAACAACGACAAATCAAATTAAGAGTTTGGAAGATAACATGATGAATGAGTCGTTTATGTCTTAATCTTTATATTCAGCAAATTACTAAAATTCAAATATATTATATTCCATTACGGAATATAACATATGTATAAAATGTATCAAAAATTAAATGTTAGTTTAATGTCTTGATTTTATATTTATGCTTGTGCGGCAGCTTGGGCGGCAGCTTGTGCTTGAGCTGCGGCTTGGGCGGCAGCTTGGGCAGCAGCTTGTGCTTGTGCTTGTGCTTGGGCGGCAGACTTTGATTTTGCTTGGGCTGCTGCTTGTGCTCTGTTTGCTGCGGCAATCTTTACCTTTGCCTTGACTGCTGCCTTTCTTGCGATCTTTTTAGATTTAGCACCTCCGTGTTTTCTTGAACGACGACTTGCTCTACGACGACGACTTGCCATTTTATATATATACATGACAAAAAAAATTTTTAAAATATGAAAATGTTTTATTAAAATTAAAAATAAGGGTAAACATTATTTAAAATAATACTTCTAAATAATATTTTGATGTTTTTAAAATAAAAAGTGAATTTGATTAATTATTTCTTAATATTTTGTTTTGATTTTTATAAACAATGAGAGAAATTCCTAAATATAATGAATGATTTATATTAAAATACAGTTCTCATATCTGGCCAGTACATTCCATCCCCCTTTTTGACATTATAAATATTTCTAAATATTTCTAAACGAGATAATGGAACATTTGTTCGATATTTATCTAAAGGATGTGGATTCGTTAATAATTGAGCGCGTAGGGCACTTTTATAAATATGTTGTCTTTGTTGAACAGCAAAATAAACGTAGAATGTTTCAAATGATAATGCTCTAATAGGAACGATATAATCATTGTGATCTTGGAAATCTTTTAAATATTCTTCACAAATTGCTAAACCAGATATATCTGCGACATCTTCGCCAATACTTGGTCTTGCGTCAAATTTAATTCCATCTTTTAACGCGAAAGCCTCGTATTGTTTTATAATATCTTCTAAAATACTATTATAATGTTTTCTATCAGACTCAGTCCACCAGTTATGTAAATTACCTTTATAATCGTATTTACTTCCTGTACTATCTAAACAATGTGACATTTCATGTCCTAAAGTATATCCTATATGGACTAAATTATATTCAATACCTCTTTCTTGTAAATCAATAAATGGTTTTTGTAAATAAGCATATGGAATATAAATATTATTCATGGTTGGGGTGTAAAACGCATTTACAATATAAGGTTGATAACCAGTTAACTTGAATGGTGTATTTGCCCAATCAATCATTGGTATATCAATGACTCTACCACCATCTAATTTTAAAAATTTTTCGTGTCTCCATTTGGTAATCAACATCATATTTACCCAAGGGTCATTTGCGATGTAATTTAACAAGGGGTCTTCTCTTAATACTTCTGGTCGTCCAATCACTAATTTTAAATGGTCTAATTTTGTTAAAGCATTCTTTTTTGTATTTGGATTCAACCAGTCATTACGAATGATAATTCTTTTAAATACCTTAATTAAGTCGTGAAACATATTACTTACGTATTGAATAATCTCATCATTTTCATACGCATTAATATATTCCTCCGCCAAAAATGTATTAAATGTGATGGATAATCCAAATACAGGATACAAATCATATGGAAAATTTGTAGGTAAACCAGTGATATATTTTCCTTTAAATTCATAATGTATTTCATTTAATTTTCTATCAAAACGAATTAATTGACGTAAGAAGATATAATACCAGTAACTTTTCCATTTTTCATCCGTCCAATTTGGGGTAAGATTGTCACACATACATTTCAAATAATTTAATCCACCACATATAAAAAAATCAGGAGTATGAGTGTATCCTAAACATTTGCTGAATTTTTCCCAATCAAAACCATACTTTTTCAATGATTCATCCTTTTTGACGATATTATAGAATTCAGTAGAATCATTCTTCACAGAGGAACAACCCATAGCATATACAATTTCTACTTCTTTATCAAAAACATCCTTTGCGCTAAGACCATGGTTTTTTCCTAAACAAGCCTCAAAAATGTCATTAATGTATTTTAAATATTTCGATTTCAATATGTTTTTGTATTTAATTTCTTCCGCAGTTAAACCGGTGGTATCATTAAAATATACTTTAATATCAAAAATAGATAATTGTGGACTGCTAATAAAACTACGATATGTTTTGGCATCTTTTTGGTCAGCCATTACCTTCCAAGTTATAGGAGAACCCCATGAAATAATTTCGTTTTTATTTATTTCTGCTAAAAATTCCCATAAATCATTTTTTTTAACTAAACTATTGTACATGTTTGTGAATTCGGTAATGTGTTTTTTTGTATTTGAAAAATTATTTAATGATTGAAAAGATTTTTTTACATTATTTATTAATGTTGCTTTTCTACTGTGATTTTTCTTAACATATTCATTTACTAAATTCAAAACATCTCTATATGTCTTGTCTTGTACTAATCTAAAATTATCGATTTGTGAAAAATATTTTCTATTTTTTGGTTTACCCTTGCTATCAAACTCGTTTTCTGTATTTTGTAACCATCTAAAATTTACATAAGTATAATAATCGTTGTTTGGTTTAATATTTGAAGGAGTAAAAGGAACTTGAAATAATTTGACTAAAGGTGCTTGCCATAAATCACCACTATTTTGTTTTTTATAAATTGCGACTCTACTTTCATCTAATAATTTTTCTACATGTGACAAGTATTTTTTATTTTTTTTCTTAATACTTTCGTTTACTTTTTTTTCATAATCATCTTCAAATGATTCAAAAACAATACGTTCTTTATCTAAATTTTTTCTTGTTTTATTGTTTTTTTTATTAATATTTTTCTTAGACTGATTCGTCATTCAACAAATATATATATCTACACATTTTTATTTTTGTTAAAATTTAAGTTATTTTTTCTTCTAAACTACTCAATAAATCATTGTCATAAATTAAATTGCCTTGTGGTTTATATGAAGTAATTGGAGTAAAATTCTTTTGTTGTTTCATGGCACTTTTAACAACTTTTGTTTGCGGTTGAGATTTTATATTAAACATATCATTCACTGGACCATTGCTAATTTCCTCCATTTCATCTACTTTATTTCCATATTCGTCAATGACCATTCCTGTTTTTTTCTTAATTTCACTTCTCACATAAGAAGGGACCCAGTGTTGCCAAGAAATAAACAATGTATTGGGGTGAATGTATTTTACATTAAAACCATTTTCTCGCAATTTATCTATAATGTAGGCAATACATGCGCCTTGGTCATATTTGGGAACGCCTATAATCACCTCGGGAACAACAAACCAGCAAAATTGTTCGTCTATTTTTTGTCGTGATGTTGTCTTGATTCTAACATGTATTCTATTTAATATTTTATTGTATAATTCTAATTTATTCAAATCATATTGCCTTTTTTTCTCATATAATTCATCAATGTTTAATTTTTCTGAAAAATCACTTACATTTTCCAAAGTAAATATATTTGCCATTTACAAAATATAAGGAAAAAAACTTATTAAAAGTAATTTATTTTACAATAATAATGACAATTAAACATATTGTAATATCGGGGGGAGGACCTACTGGAGTCATCGCATTAGGCGCTCTACAACACCTGGAGAAGAAACAATTTTGGAATATAGAAAACATAGAATCAATGTATTGTACATCAGCGGGGTCGCTTCTTGGAGTGTTGGTTGCCCTCAAATTTGACTGGAATACCATTAACGATTATATTATAAAACGCCCGTGGCATGAGGCATTTCAAATTGGTATAAGTCAAATCTTTGAAGCATATAACAAAAAAGGGCTATTTGATGAAAAATTACTTGATATTTTTTTTAAACCATTTTTCAATTCACGAGATATATCCATGAAAATGACACTGCGTGAATTTTATGAATACACTAAAATAGATTTTCACGTATTTTCTCTGGAAATCAATCGTTTTCAAGTTGTAGATATTTCTCACAAGACACATCCCGATTTGGAATTATTAAAGGCTGTTCACATGACAAGCGCAATACCTATGGTTGTTTCACCGTTTTGTGTAGACGATGATTGTTTTATAGACGGGGGAATTATTTCAAATTATCCTTTAGATTATTGTATTAAGAATAATTGTATAACAGATACAAATGGTTATGAAGAAATATTGGGATTACGAAATAATTATATAAAAGATAGTGAAACTGATTTTGGAAATAATATAGTAAATAAAGAATCGACTATATTAGATTACATGATGACTTTTATAAATAAAGTTGTTTTAACAATTGATACTGAAAAAAAACAACCAAGTATTGAAAATGAAATTATATATGATACAAAACGACCAAGTTTTTCATTTTTAAAATCAGCAATATCATCCATCGAATTTAGACAAGAATTATTGAATGTCGGGATTGAAGCATCTCGGTCTTTTCTCTCTTTAAAACAAAATAAAGAGAACAAAAATCAAAATCAAAATGAAGAGAACAAAAATGAAAATGAAGAAAAATAATGATGAAACAATGATGAAACAATAATATTATAAAACAATGATGAAACAATAATATTATAAAACAGTATTCAAAAATTTAGTCAATGTATCCTTGGTTGGTTTCGCATCAAAATCAATGACTTGATTATCCTTGACTAATTTAATGGTTGGATAACCTTCAATTTTATAGGTTTCAATCATTTTTACTTTTTCAGGGGTTTCATCCGTACAGTTGATTTCATTAAACATTACTTTATATCCATTAATAGTTTTGTTTTGATATTCAGCCTTTACTTGGTCCCATTCTGGTTTTGCTGTTTTACAATGAGGACACCAGTCTACATGAAATAACATTAATTCAGCTGTTTTATCACCCGATTGGTTCTCCATATTTTCAATCGTTTTACCAAAGCCCTTGCTGAAATATTTGGTGTAAATATAGTAAATGACTATAATTAAAACGATAGCTAAAAAAATCATCAACACATTTTTTACATTCATTTTAGATGTTAAATCTTTTAGTTTATTTAAAAAACTAGATGGTGATGTTGAACTCATTAAACTACTTAATGCCATATATGTATATTGAGAATAAATTAGTAAATACGTTCAAACGAAATAATTATTAAATAATGATTTAAGAATTATTTAATATATTTAAATAATATCCCATATAAATGTTATTTAGAAATCATGATGGTTCGATGGTTATTATTGACAAATATGAATTCAAAAATGATGAGTTATATTATAATAAAATTAAAAGTATTAAATTTGGTAAAAATGTTCTCCTAAATTCAAGCCATCAAAATTCCGTGAATTATTCAAATAATTTGATTGATCAGTTGTTAGAAAGAACCAGTAATAATCTTGATAATCAAGAATAATATAAAGAGTGAAAAGACATAACTACAAGTAATATTTGTTTTTATAGTCGTCCATGGTCCTTTTGTGAGGGAAGTATTTGTATGTTTAGAAAAACTCATGGCAGATTTTGTATTTTGGTAGAGTGCGTATGATAAAACACTGATTATAATAATTCTACCGATAACAGATGTTATTATAAAACGATTTAGTGGTCCAAAAATAAATAAAAAAATGAAAAATATGGAAAATATGATATAAAAACAAGTGTATTTTGTATTTTCTACATAACTATTTATATAAGGGGTATCGTTCATAATTATTGTAAATATTATAATATTTGTATAATATATACAAACAAAAATCAATATGACAATAATTATTTCCAAAAAAAATGATAAAAACAAGACTATAAAAAATAAGACCATAAAAAACAACACCGCAAAAAATAAAACAAAAAAGGTTTATTCAAAAGACGATTACAATAGTGGAGACGGTATGCTTACCACGGTTTGGGGTCCCGGCGCATGGCATTTTCTTCATACCATGAGTTTCAACTATCCCGTGGAACCAACGTTGGAACAAAAACATCAATATAGAAATTATGTGTTGAGTTTAAAAAACGTACTGCCTTGTAAATATTGTCGTATGAATTTAAAGACGAATTTAAGAGAATTTCCATTGACGATGGAATGTATGAAAAATCGCGACACCTTTTCAAAATATATTTATGAATTACATGAATTGGTGAATCGTAAATTAAAGAAAAAATCTAATTTAAAATACTGTGATGTGAGAGAAAGATACGAACATTTTCGTTCAAGATGTACGGATGATATGCCTAAATTATTCAAATATGAAAAGAAAGAACGCGCTAAATTGGAAGGCAAAGGGTGTACCGAACCGTTATATGGTAAGAAATCAAAATGTATTATCAAGATTGTACCACAGGAAGAAAAAGGTTCGACCTTTCAAATGGATAAAAAGTGTGTGAAAACGAGGAAACTAAGGCATAAATAAAAACAGGTAGGTATAATAATATTTTTACAATAATATAAAAATATTAAAAATAGTATAGAAATTACATTCCAAAATTGCTAAAATCACTTAATACTGGCATTGGCAAATAACTGTTATTTATGGAATTGTAATTTGGTACTTTTTTACAATCGAACGCGGGTTCTGGACAGCGAGCACAAGCTGGACATGGTGGGCATTTGGTTGATTCCATGTAATTGTTTGAAAAACTGTCTAAAAAGGAACCACCACTGGTTGTTGCTCCACTACCACTATTAGTAGTGCCGCTAGTAGTATTTCCAGATACATTCGTGTTTCCACCCTGACTTCCAGGAGTCAACCCGCTATTTGAACTACCACTACTTATTCCTCGAGAACAAGCTGGACATGCTGGGCATACTGGTGGGACAACTTCTGATTTTAAAATATATAAATCTTCTTGACCTTTTGGAATTAGACTTTTAGGAATACCTTTTGGTAAAGATGAACTATAATCATATCCGGAACTACCGGTTGAACCACTGCTACTTAATGGTGTATAATTTTGTCCAATTGTATAAGTTGATTTAGTGCTAGTAATTTCTTCTTGAGATGGGGGTGGTGGAGGGACAGTTTGACCCTGGGTAGTTGTTACGGTATAAATACTTGTTGAACCATCTGGCATAGTAAGATTGATAATATAATTACCATTATTATCTTTTGTTATTTTTGCGGTTCCACCATTTGGACCATAAAATGTAGTTTGTGTAATCGTTGTATCAGGAGATGGTGCGTCTACACTGTAAATAGTAGTTTTACCGGCAGTGTCGGTTATTACAAGAGAATATGTTCCATCTTTGTTTAAAACAGTAGCAGTTGTTCCATTTGGACCGTAAAATTTTGTAGGATAACTTGAACCGTTAAAATGATTATAATTATCATATGGATTTGAAGTTGTTAATGTAGGAGTAGGATTACTAGAACTTTCATATTTTACAACAGTTGCTTTATTACCACTAACTCCTGTAATTGTTTCAACTTCAGTTGTGAAACCTTCCGTATAAGTTCTTCTTCCTAAAAAATAACATAAAAGAAGTCCAACTAATAAAATGATAAAAAGAATTAATAATTTATTCATGTATAATTTATATTGTGAAAAAAAATAATTATTAAATAATTAAATTGGCAAGAAAAACGCCTAATTACCTAAAGTTATAATGATTTAAATACAACTATTTATTATAAATACAAAGTATATGTCTAAAATACCAAAAAAGTTTTTCCAAACATGGGAGACAAAAAATATTTCACCCGATTTTCAAACTTTAATAGACCAGTGGAAAATATTCAACCCTGAATACGAATATTGTTTTTACGATAAAAATGATAGGGAGAATTTTATAAAAGATAATTTTGAAGAACGTGTATATAATGCCTATTGTAAAATTATTCCAGGGGCATTTAAAGCGGATTTATGGAGATATTGTGTTTTATACAAATATGGAGGTGTATATGCGGATATTGATACATTATGTTTAAATCGTATTGATAACATATTGACAGATGATATTGATGTTATGTTATTGATTGATTTTAATACAAATCCATATGAAGGACAACATAATTTAGCAAATGGATTTATATGTTGTGTCCCAAACAATGATATTATGCTTCAATGTATTTATAACATTGTCAATAAGATTGAAAATCAAGTAATACCTCCATCTAGACTAGATTTTTCTGGTCCGGGTGTTTTGGGTAGAGAAACCAATAAATTTTTGGGTCGTAGAGAAACAGATTCTTTTATTGGATTAGAAGGAAAGCATGATAATATATATTTTTTAAAATTTGAACCTGAAACAGAATATATAAAAGATTTAAATGGAAACATATTATTACAAAACAAAAACGGTAATAGATTAATTCAGTATTTATATTTTATGGAATGTAAAAATCTTGAAAATTATAAATGTTGGTTGTCTTTGAATCCAATTTAGTTTTTATTTTACTAAAAAATTGAAATAAACTATAAAATATATAAATTATATAAAATAAATTATATATTATCCAGTAATAAATATGAGTGAAACAATTCAAGAAACAATGGTTTCTCCAGTAGAAACACCAAAAAAAAGAGTAAAACAACAACCTCTTCAAAAATATTTTGTTGAAGATTCAAATATTATCGAAATCGGTATTGATGAAGTTGGTAGAGGACCTCTTTTTGGAAGAGTGTATGTATCCGCTGTTATTTTACCTAAAAACGACAGCTTTGACCATTCAAAAATGAAAGACAGTAAAAAATTTCATTCAAAAAAGAAAATTGAAGAAACCGCAGAATACATTAAAAATAGTTCATTGGCATGGGTGGTTTGTTATGAAGACGAAAAAGTAATTGATGAAATAAATATTTTACAAGCAACACAACAAGCCATGCACAAATGTATTGGAGAATTAATTAAAAAAAACACAGAATTATTTGACACGGATAAAAAAATACAATTATTGATTGATGGTAATTATTTCAATCCATATACCATATATAACAAAAAACGTAAAATATTGGAACCCATATCTCACATTTGTATTGAAGGAGGTGATAATAAATATTCAGCAATTGCCGCTGCTTCAATCTTGGCAAAAGTTGCGCGAGATACATATATCGACGAATTATGTAAAGAAAATCCGCAGTTGATTGAATATTATAGTATTGATAGCAATAAGGGATATGGTGCTAAGAAACATTTAGACGGAATTCAACAACACGGAATCACCATATGGCATCGTCGTAGTTTTGGTATTTGTAAACAATATGTTTAAAAAGGTGTAATTATCTTTTATTTATATCTTTTTTTTCCAAACTTGGAAAAAGTTTTTACGAAGATTACCTGGACCAATGATTAAATCCTCGGAATAACTATTATAAAATCCTCTTTCTAGTAAAGCATCATCAAAATATTTTTTTTGTTCTTCTTCTTTGAAATCATTTTCAATCATGATTAATTTTATATTATCTAATATTTCTGGCGTATCTAATAAAATATAATAAAACGCGCCTTCACAATCTAAAACTAAAGTATCAAATTCTATTTTGTATTTTTCTTGTAATTCACGAAATGTAATTGTTTTAACTATTTCATAGTCGTCCTCTAAAACACCTCCATCATAAAAACTAGTGTCCCATCTATTTTGTTTTAATGGTTTACTTGATAGTGCCGAATTCTCTATGAAAAAATCGAGATGTGGATTTAATTTTTTGTTATGTAATAATTGTTGATAAATATTACTACCACTTTCAAGTGTTACTAAATTATTATTATTTTTTTGATTCAAAATATGAGAAATAATTAAACTATTTCTACCGATATTTCCACCAATTTCCAATACTTTTTCATCACCAGTTAAATTTTTAATTGCCATCATTTGTTCTGTATATTCTTGACTAAAATCTCCAAAATGTATTTTTAAAGTTTTATGAATTTCGCTTAATTTTTCTGCGTAATCAACATGAATTTCTTTAATATATGCCGGAACAATCTCTTTATTCGTATAAATTTTATCAATATTTAAATCAATATATATTTTTGTCGTGTGGTCATACTTGGTTGTAATGTTATTTGGGTCAATAATGAATACGGATTTTAAAACATATTCAACCGGGTCTGTAAAATAAGAAGAACGATTACCATCGCCGTCTGGTATGTATATTATATTTTTTTTTATCATTTTATTATAAACTACATGGGTTACATCAATATTATTCTCATCAATACCGTATTTAATGACGTACATAATTTATTATATATTAATTCTTTATATTTTTTATTGGATTATAACTTATAAAAATATAAAACATAAAACACAAAATAAAAATATTAAAATTGATTTAAAAATATGATATAAATTTTACATTACTATTAATATACTAAACATACAAAAATGAAAATATTAGTTTTCGACACAGAAACAACCGGTAAAATAGATAAATACTATGATTTATCAGAAACTGAAAAACAGCCACATATTGTTCAATTCAGTTATGTAATGTACGACACTGATAAAAATAATATATTCATCAAAGATAATATTATAAAAGTTCGAAAAGACATTATAATACCTGTCGAATGTATAAATATTCACGGAATTACTCAAGAAAAATGTCAAAAAGAAGGTATTATATTATACGATGTATTAAACGAATTCTTTGATAAGGTAAAACAAACAGATTATATTATTGGTCACAATTTGGAATTTGACGTGAAAATGTTGATTATCGAGTTTCATCGTCTAAAAGAAGAAAGTGGAAATGATGAAGCATATGAAAGAATTATTGATTATTTTGAAAATGGTACACAATTCAATAGCAAATGTTTTTGTACCATGACAAACACGGTGGACATTTGTAAACTTGAAAACCCAAATAACAAAAGTAAAGGATATAAATACCCTAAACTAAGCGAGCTTCACAAACATTTATTTTCATATGAACCAAAAAATCTCCATAATTCTTTGTTTGATGTGATTATCACTTTGCGATGTTTTTATAAATTGATTTATGAAAAAGATTTACGTGAAATAAATCGAACTGTTAGACAAATATTGCGCGAAACTTGAATTTTATTTTACATTTTCAGGAGGCGGTATTCCTAAATAAAAAAATTGATTTACTTTTTTACTTGGTTTTTAAAGCAATATACAAAAAAGAACTTAAAAACGACTCCAAAAAATAATAATGGAAACAATTGAAAACAATCATGGCACACAATCTCATGAAAAATGTATTTCATATAAAACAGATGAAAGAAACATTACGCATTATTCAATTAACGATAATAGAATTTGTTATTCTTATTATGGTATTTACTATGCTAATTCATTTCAAGAGGAATGGGCGCTTAATCATTTACCTAAAACAGGACCCCATGAATGCCTTGATTGTTTATATTATGGAACATACAAGGGAATATTTATTGACTACTGCGTGAATTGTGCCAAGAATGAATATAACGGCACACGTGGTCAAGGTGTTAGTGAAAATATTAATATAAATAAAAACAATTATCATTTATCATTGTTTCATGTATTACATATCTTGAAAAAAGACGAAATAATTGATTCTGAAATTATTGATATGATTAATGACAGATATGACGCACTCATGAATTTAGATGAAGAATTCAATGATTCTCTTACTGATTCAAATGTAGACCCAGATGATTTGAATATAGAACAACTCGATGATGATAGACCAATTGTATTGAATTATGATGAAATTAATCAATATGTCGACCCTCGTGATAAATATCAGTTTGAAGAAGAATATTATGGTTATTGTGCCGATTCAACCTGCGCTACCTATGGGTCAAACTATGATGGCGGGTATGATTCGCATTAGACCAACACAAAAATAAAAATAAATATGTTCAAAATGAATATATTTATTTTTTATTCTTTTTATTTACGTTTTACGGTTTTCGATTTACTTCCTCCTTTACTATTTTCATATTGATTCTCATGTATAGTAGGTAGTTTATTACTATGATACCGAGATTTTCTTGTTTTCTGTTTACGTGTTAAAAAACTTTTTGGTCGTCTACCAAGAGTTTTTGTTTTTTCAATTTCCATATTCGTATCACCTCGATTTGTTGATAGTGTTCCAAATAATATTAATCCAATGACAGTTCCAAATACAATTACTATTTTTTCAATTTGTGCATCCATTATATAAATCATAAGAAAATAATTTTATGCTGAGCACAATTTATGCCGAGCACATTTCGCATATTTCATCATTTTCTGTTCCATGTTCTTTTTTATCTGGTTCAACTGTAAATTGCTGTGCTTGATGTTTTGCCTTGCGTCTTAAATAATAAATCCCGGTTTTCAATCCCTTCTTCCAAGAATAAAAATGCATTGATGTCAAGGTGTTATAATTCGGGTCTTCTAACCATAAATTTAAACTTTGACTCTGACATATAAACGCACCACGGTCCGCCGCCATATCTATCAAATGTTTCATAGGCATTTCCCATACTATCTTGTATTTATCGCGTATATGTTCAGGTAATACAGTCAATTGTTGAATACTTCCCTTATTGGCAATAATATTATTCTTAATCTTTTCATTCCATAATCCCAATGAAATCAAATCTTTCATCAAATATTTATTCGCCACTACGAATTCACCTGCCAATGTTCGTCTTGTATACAAATTACTTGTTAATGGCTCAAAACATTCATTATAACCCAAGATTTGTGAGGTTGATGCGGTTGGCATTGGCGCAACCAATAACGAATTACGTAACCCGTATTTTTGAATAGACTCACGCAATTCACGCCAGTTATACCGGGTGGTTGCTGGTTCGACACCCCACAAATCAAACTGTAATTGTCCCTTTGACGCGGGTGAACCTTCAAATGAACTATAAGAACCAGACAATTCATCCTTTTTGATATCCAGAATTTCGGCAACAACGACATTTTGATTTGAGGCATTATTATAAACCAACTGTCCTAATAGAGACAACAAGTCCGGATAATCCGTAATTCTTTGCTCGAGTTTTAAACTTTGTCTTATTTTTTCTATATCTTCTGCCGAAAATTTAGACCGTATATGTTTTACCAATTCTTTTCGCGATATAGCAACCTCGTTACTCTTTTCAAGTGAAGCATGATATATCGTCTCAAAAATCATTTTGTTCACTTCTTTGGCCACCTCGCTATGAAATGGTATGTCCATCATGATAAAAACATCCGCCAATCCTTGAACTCCTATACCAATCGGTCTATGAAGCATATTACTTCTTTTGGTCTTTTCTGTTGGATAGAAATTAATATCAATAATTCGATTTAAATTACCAGTAACCACCTTGGTGACACGATGTAGCTCTTCATAATTGAACTCTTTGGTCTCTTGATTTACAAAAGCAGGTAAAGCGATACTTGCCAAGTTACAAACGGCGGTTTCCTTATCGTCAGAATATTCTAGAATTTCTGTACATTGTGATGTTATTATACCATTGAAAATACCACAATGTCTTTTTGATTCATTGAAACAATATGTATCGTCGATACGTCCTTCATCAACAACTCCAGAAATTTTTACAAATTGTGTCGCGTCTCTATTTGGTTGATGAAATACGATTTTTAATCTGTTTGGTTTAAAACCAATCTCTACCAATTTTTGTAATTCATTTGATGTTATTAATAAACGATATACTGGTTTACATTTATATAATTTCAACTCACGATTTGTATCTGGCATTAATTTTTCACATTCATCGCGCATTTTACTTATTTTAGGATTAATACCACAAGTTTGTAACATAAATTTTACCTTTAATAAAAAATCTTTATCAATACTGGACGCTTGTAATTGTTGATTCTCGCCATTATGAACAATACAACCATCCGCATCACAATAACCCGCAAACCATACTAGTTTTGATTTTAATGAATAATTTTCTGGAACAAAAAATTTGTCCTCCATGTCTAAAGGTAATTGTACATTTAATTTATCATTTTTTTCATCGACTTGACCGTAACTTCTATATTCTAAATGTTCTAACAAATCCTTCTTTTCGCCGTATAAGGCAACACACGGTCTTTTTGTATAACTGATGGCGTTACAAGTATAATTTGTTTCTTCCGTTTGTATTTCATAATTTTCATTAGTCTCTGTGTCAAGATGTCTCTTACAAAAAGAATAACCTATTTGTGATTTATAATTACATTTATGCTGTTTTTCATTACATTCACTTTGATTATAAGTACCATCGCCACAAAAAAATCCATGTGTGTAAGCATGCTTCATTTCTTTGTCATTATCTATAATTGGAAATTCACATTTTATAATTTTATCACCCTCTTTTAAATCTTTTGCCTCCACTAATTTTACATTTTTTGTATTTATAATATCCTTTTTTTCATGATTCGTTGTCTCCGCTGTTTTCTTTTTCTTTGAGGATTGATATTTTGTTTGGATATAAAATTTATGATATTTTGTACAAGTTAGTGTACAACCATCACTGGTATGAATATCGATTAATTCTTGATTTTCTCCCGTCTTATGAATAGTAGTCTCACTGAATTCTTTTCCATTCCATACATTCACAATTTGATTATGTAATTCCCGAATTTCAAAATAACCTCCATCTGTTAATATTTTTGTTTCTGGTGCGACACATAAATTACTGCTCTTAATGGTGCCAATATTTTTCTGGTTTGATTTAATATTCGCAGCATCTTTATACAATAAGTATGGTGTGCCGGTTTCCATCTGGGCGTCCAAAATCTTAAACCATAATTCACGCGCATTGACGACTCGGGCATTCGTGGTTTGCGACTCGTATTTCATATATAATTCCTTGAATTCATCGCCGTATACATCGGCAAGACCGGGGCATTCATGAGGACAAAAGAGTGACCACTTTCCGTTCTCCTTTACGCGCTCCATGAATAAATCAGACACCCATAAGGCATAAAACAAATCACGGGCTCTTAGCTCCTCATCACCGTGGTTTTTCCTCATGTCTAAAAAGTCTTCAATGTCTGCATGCCACGTCTCCAAATAAATCGCAAAGGAGCCATTACGCTTCCCCCCACCCTGGTCAACGTATTTTGCCGTATTATTAAACACACGTAACATGGGGACAATTCCATTCGACTTTCCATTGGTTCCCCTGATGTGCGTTCCTTTTGCGCGAACATTATGAATATGAAGACCAATACCACCTGCCCATTTTGATATTTTAGCGCAGTCCTTCAAGGTATTATAAATACCGTCAATACTATCATCTTCCATGGCAATCAAATAGCAAGAACTTAATTGTGGTCTAGGTGTCCCAGCATTAAACAGCGTTGGTGTCGCATGGGTAAAATATTTTTGAGACATTAAATCATAGGTCTCGCGCACGGCATCCATGTTATTTCCGTGAATTCCCACCGCAACACGCATCCACATATGCTGAGGTCTTTCAACCACGACGTCTTTTACTTTAAACAAATAGGCGCGTTCTAAAGTCTTGAAACCAAAATAATCAATCAAATAATCCCGATTGTAATCAATCATTTGTTCCAGTTCATCCTTGTTAGCGCAAATGGTGAGCCAGGTATCATGCGACAACAAAGGAGAATGATTTCCATGGATATCTTCCAACCAATATAACTTTTCCATGACTTTGTATAACGATGCATCCGTATTTTTCTGATGATTAGACACCACTACGCGTCCAGCCAAAACAGCATAATCCGGATGTTGTGTCGACATCACTGCGCATTGTTCAGCAGTCAACTCGTCAATTTTAGTAGTAGGAATCTTATCATACAACTGGTCAATGACTTTCATCACCAATGACGAATAATTGATTTGAATATTTGCCTCCAATCCCAATTTTTTTACCCGATTTAATATTTTATCAAAGGCAATATCCTCTAATTCACCGTCACGTTTGGTAACACGCATATCTACACTTGTCTCATCACTTGTATTCATTCTATACATATATGAATCATTTTATATTTAAACCTTTTGTTCTTTTACATCTTTTTAATTGGGCTTTAAGCCTTTTCATGGGAAATATATTTAGCGCACTTTTTAACTTAAAGATAACCCCGCGCAAGAAAATTCAAACACCATTGAAATAAATATATTTGTATTATAATATATATAGTATATAAGAATGACAAAAATGAAAATTTTTTTCGGTATTTTAATATTTATCATGATATGTATTGCCCTGAACAACACCGGTATTTTTTCTATTAATAATAAGTTTTTGAAAGAGGGATTACAAAATTTAGCAAATCCGGGCGAATATCCATACAGTGATGAATATCCTCTTTTAGAAGGAAGTTATGAGTATACGGGTTCAAAAACACGGAGTAATAAAGATTATAATGACATCTGGTGGAAATATCCCGTTTTTAGAGTAGGTTCTTATGCTCAAATTACAAATAATTTAAGATACTGGAGTAATCCCGATGACGGTGAATGTGTTCCTGCTGACTTTTGTGATGCTTTATACAAAGACAAGGAGGTTTCATCCAACGTAATTCAACCTTTAGGACCTGTTCCTGAAACCATGTCTGGAGTTAGAGTGAATTATTATAATACTGAACAAAATCTATTTTTAGGACCTCAAGCAGGACCCGAATTACCCGTCTTCGCATAAAAATATTGTAATATACTAATATATATATTATAATACACGTGAAAATGACAGAACATGTTTTATTTGAAGCACTCCGTGAAGATCCAAATGTTTATCTTGATGATGAAAAAAATAATGTAAAAATTGGTGATACAATTAAATATATTGCGAATAATCAGTTAGGAAAAAGAAAATACCATGTTATAGAATCGCTGGATGAAAATAGAAATGTACAAAAAGGTCTTGAAGAAATAGATTTTAGCCCGTCAAAAAAATTTAGCCCGTCAAAAATTTCAAGTGAGGAACCCTCCGTATTTAATTTTCACTGGTATCCTGATGATGGGTCATCAAAAGGCGGAAAGAAAAAACACAAAAAAAAACAACATAAACGAAACAGAAAACAAAGGTCCAAATCAAAATCCAGAAACATGAAAAGTAAAAAATACAGGCGAACTAAAAAATAAATCAGGTGTAATTCATTTAGACAAAATCTCCTTGTTGTGTTTTTATCATCATTTCTTGAGTCTCATCAATCGATTCCGTGCGTATTTTGATGATGGGTGATGATGCCACAGGCGAGCATGAAACCGCGTCATTGCTTTTTTTAATAGTAATCAAACACCCACCGCCGACGGGTTCATAAGCATCGGCTTTTTTGACACGCTTTTTGGGCTCCCTGTGGGAAAACCCGGTTTGGCGTTCTTTCTCCACGATCGCCCATAATTCTTTCATGGCGCCCACGTTGTCGTGAAACCATTTTTGATTTCGTTGAACCAACACGCAACTGATTTGGTCCAATTTCCAATAAATATTCTTGATCCAAGTCATAGTATCTTCGTTTTCATCCATTTGTTGTTCTTCCCATACCAGGAAATCTTCGTGATTATCTATATCTAACGGTTTGTATTTATACACAGGATTTCCATATTTGTTCGAAAAATACATAATGATTCCTTTCATATTTCCATCCGTAGAGTCCACAAATTCACCGTCTTTATTGAATTCGTCCTCATTCACATATTCAATAAATTTCGTCTCCAAAAAGTCACATTCGTCCAAATCACAGACCTCCATTTGTTGCTGCATTTGTACCCAATATTCCTTTTTAGGAACCCCGTCGATTTCTCGGCTGACTGGATTTTTAATCTCCAACATTCGCCCATAGATTGGACTACTGGGTTCAATATTAATACCATCAGGTGACGCACCAATAAAATGATAGGTCTCGTGTTGAATACAGCCAAAATCACCCACCTTTGTATTGTATAAATGCTCATAAATCATTACAGAAATGGGTTCATATTTTTGTCCCCAATGTAATGCCGAATTCACATTTACTTGGGACACTGTGTGCGATTCGGTATTTTCTGTTTCAGGCGAAGGTATAAAAGGAACCACGCATTTTTCATATATCAATTGATTTCTAGTTGTTTCATTTTCAAACACTTTATATGCGTTACTTGCGGTGATTAAATTATGACGATACATATACCACTCGGCAGTCCTTTGAGCCGGTTGGTCTTTGTTTTTTAATTTTTTAATTTTTTCTTGAATACACTCAATATCTGGTTTTTGTAATACCAGAGTATTTAAATAGGAGCGTTTTGGATACATGTTATAAAACATATCAAAAGCACTTTCAATAATTGATTTTATTTCCTCCTTGAAATAATCCTCATTTCTATCAAAATAAAGATTTTCAAAATAAACATTCAATAAATCTTGAATATATTCGGTCAAATTTTCATGAAAATCGGGTTCACAAATGGCGTTCGGGTTGTCCTCTATATATTCATACATATCCTCCACAGTGGATTCCACGATTTCTATTTCGTCACTGGGTGTTAACGAGACAGTGCTCGATAAATCATCATTGTCTTCATCGTCGTCGTCAGTGTCAGATTCATGATTCCATGATTCATCGACCTCGTCCAATACATCTTCTAACTCACTCAAATCATCCAAATAATTTATATTCATTTCAATATATTGATTGTTTATTATTAACTATTATACTATAATATGTTGTATTTATATTCATTCCAAATATAAATACAATTCTAAATCAATTTTTTATTCATCATCTTGTTCTTCGTTTTCTAGTTTTGTATCATTTATACTTTGTATAATGAAATATTTAGAAAAATTATAAAAATAAATATTTATAAAAAATATAAAAATATATATATGAGTTATTTTTTTGATGCCGCAAAAAATACACTAAGAAAAGCCGGGAAATTCGCAGTAGGAGTCACATATTCACTAGATAAAGCTGCCGAAAATAGTGGTCACCCACTAGAAAATGGTTTTGGAAGCTTTGGTAAATTTAATGGAAAATATATATTATATAATACCTTTTCAATATTTTCTCAATTTATTTGCGTTATAGACTATATAGTTCCTGGGAATGATTTTAATAGTGTACAAAGTTCTCCTAATACAATTTATAAATCCAAAGATGGTAAAACGTATGTTATTGCTGTTAAAATACCTGAAAACATCAAACAAAGTCTTGAAACCCATTTTCCTATTCGGAAATATGATATGATCATAGTGTCTCTAAAAAAAAATCCAGACGGTACTTTATATAAAAATAGGAATGGAACATATGAACTACATAATTCGTATACAAAATGTGATGATACTATTTGTAATGGGGATATAAAATATAAAATTATAGATGAAGCTGAAAATAAGTTTGAACAAATAATTTATAATAGTCAAGATACTGAAGAAGAAAAATATAAAAAAATTAAAGAACTATTTATGGCTAACCGTTTAAACACAACACAGAATTTTTATAATTTAACCGTGAAAATGCGAAACAATGTAAATGGTAATTTTTATGATTATGAAGATAAGAAAAAAAAAGAGAAAGCTGCCAAACAAAATTATAATAGTATCATGCTCCAAAATGAAACAGATGACGATACTTCGGGTGGTAAAAAGAAAACAAAACGCGGTAGAAAAACAATACGCGGAAAAAAAACAAAACGCGGCAACAAAACGAAAATAAGAACAAGAAAAAATAAAAAATAAATTCATAAATAGTATGTAACGCATACTATGTATAAAAACGCATACATCCATTGTAAATAAATCTTTTATTCATCGTCTTGTTCTTCGTTTTCTACTATATTTTTCAAGGTTCCCTTGACTTTTTTTGGCGGAAGACTTTTCAAAGTAGAAACCCTTTTGGTATCCAAATTTCTCAACGTAAAATGATTACTGGATTTGTTGTAAAATAAACCCGGGATTTCCTTTACTTCGCCGCTTATTTTATCATATATAACATCCTTTACACGCTGTAGTTTTTTCCTATCGAGCGATTCTTTCAAGAATTTGATTAAGTTGTCTTTTTCATGTTCTGTATATTCCTTTTCTTTCGCATACAATTCAGCATACACCAATAACTTTTGAATTTTAATGGTCTTATCCAGTTTCGCCCAAGGTTCGGCTTTGTTTGTCATCTTTTCGTTTTCCAAGAAATTTTCCAGGTTATTCATATTATTAGTGGTTTTTGTTTCTTGAATTACATTACCACTCATCAACATGGTTTTGTATTTGATATTTTTCAATTCAACACATTCATCTTTTTTCTCTATGGTAGTTGTAGACATTTATAATTTAATATATAGAATTAATTTTAACTCCTTTTATAAATATGTTATTTTTATATTAGTTATTTTGTATAAATAATAATCATTATTATTATTAATTACATGAATGAAAAGAAAGTTATAATAACTGGTACTGTCACGAAATACCAAATGAAAAAGGTTATTAAAAATCCAGAAAATGTAAAAGAAAGAAAAACTATGAACCAGGTTTCTCTCGAAATGTTTTCTTGGGAAAGCCAATTATCATTATTAAATATGTTAACACAGAAAAAAAATAATGACATTGAAAATACAAATATTACTTTAATAAAGAAACAAATATCTAGTAAATTGAATAATTATAAACAACAAGACGTTATTAAAAAAGTGTATGATGAGAGAAAACTCATAAATCTTGAACAAGTTATTTGTAAATTACAAGAAAGTGGTTTGAAATGTCTTTATTGTAAAGAAGAAATCTATTTATTATACAAGCTAGTGAGAGAAATGAAACAATGGACTTTAGACCGGATAGACAACGATATTGGTCATTTTCATAATAATGTTGTCATTTCTTGTTTAGATTGTAATTTAAAACGAAGGAAAAAAAGTAGCAATGCGTTTTTGTTTACCAAACAAATGAATATTGTTCGTGTTGATCACCAAAATAATTTTGACCAACAACATGTTGACCCAGAAGAAAACCAGAATGACCCGTAATTGCGATAAAACCAATAACTTATATTATACATTTATATTATTGAATTTAATATGAATTTTATTGAATGGAAATGGACTTGTGGAGAGAAAATGGAAAAAACCCCGAGGACTCCCCAAAAAATAATGAAAAAAGGAGAATATTACGAAGAAGACCCGTATTCGTATCAACAGCAACAACAAGAAACCTCGACCGCTCACGAAAGAACCGCATATGAACAATCATTGCTTTCTGAGAATGATATATGGTCTATAGATGGTTCTGTTTTTATAGATAAACCGTTGAATAAAAGGGAAGATAATTATAACAAAATGTCGGAACGAGAAATGTTTGGGCAAATCAATCAAAACCCGTTTTTGGTTCAAAACAATTATTTAGATGATTTAATGAACCAAGAAAAGTTTTTGAAACCCATGAGTACGAGCACTGAAAAAGAAAAAAACAGCAGTAATGCTAATTACGAACCCTAACTTTCTCTCTTTGATGTTGATTTTCAAAAGTGAAAATGGTTTTAATTATATGTTATTATATTTGTTATTTGATGTTATAACAAATATAACTTTGATTTATTCTTTTGATTTATTGTTTTGATTTATTTTTAAAGTCGTCGAGAGAAAGGATTAAATCCATTTGTAAGGACCATCACCCTTTACAACAACATTTTCTTTCAATGGTTCAACTTCAATTTCTTTTCTTGTTCCATGAACAATCCAATAAAATTTGCCATTTGGACCATATACATTGAATTTATTATCAATGACAAAGCCAGCATTATATGTTTTTATTTCACTACCATCATATATTGCGCTTATTTGTATTGTCAAGTTTGTAGCTAGGTGGGATACATAATCTGGCAATTCTATTTCAACACATTCATTATTAGTAATTTCCCCTTTTCCACGATAATAAACACCTGCCTCGGGTCCTTCTAAACAACCGTGAACTAGATATTTATTTTCATCTATTGGATGGTCTATGACGAAGGTTTTGACAACTCTCCATGTTGAACCATCCGATACTCGTAAACCAGACGCACCAGCAATTGTTGTATCATAATAAAGCGAACCCGCAGCTGTTGTAACACCTATGGTGGAAGTACTATAACTACCAGCTAGAATGACTCCACCAGATTGATTATTTGTACAATTATAAATATATCCGCCACCTTCAACAGCTGTCATATTTTGCCCAGATGATGATGTTGCTATAGATGACCAGGCTTTTGCTGTTGAATAGCACGTTGTCCAATTTCCACCATAATCTGTTGATGCATACAGATATTCTCCAGTAACACCTGCTAATTGTATTTGTCCGGATGCGACCATTGTAACAGTAGTCCATGCTTTTGTTCCGGTTGAGGTTATGGACGACCATGTTTTACCATAATCATTCGAATACCATATATAATTTGTGTCTGCTACAGCTGTTTGATTTTCACCATTTGCTGACATGGTGATACTTTTCCAAGTTTGTATACCTGTACTTGTAATAGATGTCCATGAAGCACCAAAATTATTTGAAACCCATATATAATTACCGGTTGCGATTCCTGTCATATATTGACCTGACGCGGATATTACGACATCAATCCAATTTAAAGCGCCTGGACTACTACTAGTATTAGTCGATGAAAATGAAGTACCATAATTGGATGATATGTATATATATTCTCCATAAGCTCCTGTTACTTGATACAAACCAGAAGATGACATCGCTATAGAATAATACGAATTTGATGATGTTAATGTTTGAGTAAATGTTGGTGGACTACTTGTTCCAGTGCTTGATACGTATATACTGCCCGAACCTCCTGTATTTAATTGTGAAACAGATACATATTTTCCATTAGCAGAAACTGCTACACTATAACTATAACCATTCGCAATTGTTCCTTGTGTCCAACTATTACCATAATCAGTTGAATAATAAATATCATTTGCCAATGAATTATTATATACAGCGAACATATTTCTTCCACTTGCTGAAATCGCAACATTCGTCCATGCTAAAGCATAAGTTGTATTTGCTATAAAATTTCTACATGAATTACCAGTTGGCCCGAGAAAACCAAAATCCATTACAAACGGAGAAAACGTGTCTGAATAAGAACCTGGTTGTAATCCTGGTGTGTTCGTTGTTCCACCAGCATATGAATATGACATTTGCAAATAATTACCAGTAGTTGCTGTTCCACCATAAGCTAGTCCTGTTACTCCAATTGCTGTTACACCTGTAAAAGAACCACTTGTTCCATTTGCGCCAGTAGCACCAGTTGAACCAGTTGGACCGGTTGAACCAGTTGGACCGGTTGAACCAGTCGCGCCAGTTGAACCAATCGAACCAGTCGCACCAGTCGCACCAGTGCCACCTGTAAGACCAGTATTACCAGTTGCTCCAGTTGAACCGGTAGCACCCGTTAACCCAAACGCACCAGTTGCTCCAGTAGCACCAGTCGACCCAGTCGACCCAGTTAAACCCGCTGCGCCAGTTGAGCCAGTAGCACCAGTCAAACCATTTGAGCCAGTAGCACCAGTTGCGCCAGTCCCACCAGTCAAACCTGTAGAACCAGTAGGACCAGTTGACCCAGTCGCACCAGTAGAACCAGTTGCCCCGGTATAACCAGTAGCACCAGTCGAACCAGTCGCACCAGTCGAACCAGTCGCACCAGTGGAACCAGTCGCACCGGTCGACCCAGTAGCACCAGTAGAACCAGTTGCTCCGGTTGCGCCAGTTCCTCCGGTTGCTCCAGTTCCTCCAGTCGAACCAGTAGCACCAGTCGACCCAGTCGCACCCGTCGAACCAGTCGCACCCGTCGACCCAGTCGCACCCGTCGAACCAGTCGCACCAGTAGAACCAATCGCACCAGTTGCTCCAGTAGCACCAGTTGCTCCAGTAGAACCAGTAGAACCAGTCGCACCTGTTGAACCAGTAGCACCAGTTCCTCCAGTAGAACCAGTTCCTCCAGTCGCACCAGTTCCTCCAGTAGAACCGGTTGAACCAGTCACACCAGTCGCACCAGTGGCGCCAGTTGCGCCAGTTCCTCCAGTGGCACCAGTTGCGCCAGTTCCTCCAGTAGCACCAGTTCCTCCAGTAGTACCAGTCGAACCAGTAACACCAGTAGCACCACTAGCACCAGTTGAACCAGTAGCACCACTAGCACCAGTAGAACCAGTAGCACCAATAGCACCAGTCGAACCCGTTGCTCCAGTAGAACCAGTGGCACCAGTTATACCAGTAGAACCAGTAACACCAGTAACTCCAGTTGGACCAGTTGGTCCAGTAGCACCATCTCCAGTTGCTCCGGTTGCTCCAGTAACACCAGTACCACCAAAACCAACCGGACCAGTCGAACCCGTTGCCCCAGTTGAACCAGTCGCACCAGTAACACCCGTAGAACCAGTTGCGCCGATAGAACCAGTCGAACCAGTAGCACCAGTAATACCAGTTGAACCAGTTGCGCCTGTTCCTCCGGTCGAACCAGTAGAACCAGTAGCACCAGTAGCACCAGTAGAACCAGTTTCTCCAGTAGAACCAGTTGCTCCAGTCGCACCAGTTCCTCCAGTAGAACCAGTAGAACCAGTTGCACCAGTTGCACCAGTTGCACCAGTTGCTCCAGTTGGGCCAGTTATTCCAGTTGCTCCAGTTCCTCCAGTTGCACCAGTAGAACCAGTAGTACCAGTAGAACCAGTCGCACCAGTTCCTCCAGTTGCGCCAGTTCCTCCAGTTGCTCCAGTCGCACCAGTTCCTCCAGTAGCACCAGTAGCACCAGTTCCTCCAGTAGCACCAGTTCCTCCAGTAGCACCAGTTCCTCCAGTAGCACCAGTTCCTCCAGTCGCACCAGTTCCTCCAGTCGCACCAGTTCCTCCAGTCGCACCAGTTGAGCCGGTCGGTCCAGTCCTACCAGTAGCACCAGTCGCTCCAGTAGCACCAGTAGAACCAGTCGCACCAGTCGAACCAGTTACACCAGTCGAACCAGTCGCACCAATTGAACCAGTAGAACCAGTCGCACCAGTCGCACCAGTAGACCCAGTAGACCCAGTCGCTCCAGTCGCTCCAGTTGCTCCAGTTGGTCCAGTCCTACCAGTGGCACCAGTAGCACCAGTTGTTCCAGTAGCACCAGTAGAACCAGTCGCGCCAGTTGAACCAGTCGCACCAGTAGCACCAGTTGCTCCACTAGCACCCGTCGCACCAGTAGCACCAGTTGCTCCACTAGCACCCGTCAC